CTGATCCTCGTGACCACAATAGGAATAGCTCTAATTCTACTCGCGCTTGCACTCGTCTTGAGAAATCAAGCGGCCGAGTTTGAAGGGCCTATTCCCTATTGGTGGCGGCGAAGTCGGCAATAAGACCCGATGCGTGAGCGCGTCCGCGACATCATCCGGGTCGGCGACTCGCTGTTCTCCAAGCGCTACCCCGTCATGTCGCTGTGGCAGACCATCGCCGAGAACGTCCACGTCATGCGCGCCGATTTTACGAGACGGCGCTACTTCTCGGAGGAGTTCGGCTCGTACCTTCTGAGCGGGCGGCCGGCGCGCTGCAACCGCGACCTCATGAACGCCTTCTCCTCGATGTTGAGGAGAGATCAGTGGTTCCACGCCCAGACGGATTCCGAGCGTGTCAACGAGGATCGCGACGCCAAGATTTGGCTGGACCGCGCCAGCAAGACCATGCGGCGCGCCATGTACGACCGCCGCGCCGGGTTTGTCCGCGCCACCAAGATTTCCGACGGCGACTTCACGTCGTTCGGCAACGCGGTCATCACCCGCGAGGTGGTCGGCTACGATCATCTGCTCTATCGCAATTGGCATTTGCGCGATGTCGCCTGGGACGAGGCGGTCGACGGCTCGATCAATACGGTGCACTTCGACTGGAAGCCGCAGGCGCGGCAGTTGGTCGAGAAGGCGAAGAAGTGGGACATCTCTCCGAAGGTGATGGAGATCGCCTCGAAGAATGACGAGCAGGGATTTCGCGAGATCAAGTGTCGCCGCATGATCATCCCGGCGGATCAGTATGATCTGCCCGTCAAGGCCGGAAAGCCGTGGGTGTCCGTGTACGTGGACATCGAGAACGAACAGATCATGGAAGAGGTCGCGCTGCGCACCTCTCCCGTGACGATCCCGCGCTGGGAGTTCGGCTCATCCATGTTCGGCGACCAGTACGGCTACTCGCCCTGCGTAGTCTATTCGCTGCCCGATGCACGCATGTACCAGCAGATGATGCTCAGCATGTTGACGGCATCGGAGATGGCGACCTACCCGCCCATGATCGCCGTGACCGAGGCCATCAACGGCGCCACCAATCTCTACGCCTCCGGCATCACCCAGGTCGACGCGGACTATGACGAGCGCACCGGCGAAGTGCTGCGGCCGATCAGCCACGACTTTTCCGGCATCAAATTCGGCATGGAGCAGATGGAAAGATTAGAACAGGCGCTCGATGCGTCGTTCTTCCTCGACAAGATCAGGTTCCCCGAGGTCACCAAGGAAATGACCGCCTATGAAGCGGCGAAATTGTGGGAAAATTATCAAAGGGAAACCCTGCCTCTATTCGAGCCGGTCGAGCAGGAATACAACGCGGGCCTGTGCGATGGCACATTCGAGGACTTGCTCAATCTCGGCACGTTCGGCTCGATCGACGACATGCCGCAGGTATTGCGGGGCCGGGATATCTCCTGGCAATTCGACACGCCGATCACCGTTGCGGTGTCGGCCGGGCTGACCAAGTCGTTCGAGCAGGTGGTGCAGGTGGTAATCGCAGGTGCCCAGATCCAGCCGACGGTTCGGCTTAATGTGGACTGGGACAAAGCGACGAGGGATGCCATCGACGGCACCGGCGCGAAGGCGGAGTGGCTGCTGCCTGAGGATCAGGTCAAGCAACTGGCGGCGCAAGAGCAGCAGCAACAGGCCGCAGCCGCTGCCGCGAACCAAGTTGCCCATGGGGCGGACGTCGCGACGCGGGTCGGCAACGCGGCCAAGAGCACTGGCGATGCGATGCAAGCGCTGCAGGGCGCGGGGGTGGGGTAATTGCCCGTCCGTAAGCCGCCCTCGGCACGCTGGCCCTGGGACCCCACCGAGTTAGAGCCCCACGAGATCTCCGCCATCAAGTCGATCGCGCACACCATGCCGATCGCCTGGGGCGCGCTGGAGAAGATCTGCGGCGTCGATGCGATGGAATTCACCGCGGGCGGCGAGGATGGCCGCAGGGCAAGCGACTTCGCGGCGGGTAAGCGGTTCGTCGGTCGGCTGCTGCGCAACATACGCGACATGAAGATGCCGGGGCCGCGGCCTTCTCCTGGCGATGCCGGGCCGCATGCGGTGCCGAAGGGCGCGCCGCCGGACCTGTGAACTTGTGAACATACCATGAGGTGATTGATGCTGCGCAACCGCTTTCTTGGCGGCGTGATGCCGTTTGTGGCCTATGCTCCGGACGATGGAACGGGGGCGGGCGCTGCAGGAGGGGGCAATGCAGGTATGGGAGGCGATCGTTCTGCTGGTGCCGCTGGTGCTGGCGGGGCCGGCGCTGGGGATGCTGGTGCTGGCGGGGCGGGTGCATCCGCTGGCGGCACTGGTGGCACTGGTGGCACTGGCGGTGCCGGTAGCGCTGGTGGGAGTGGTGCTGGTGGCGCGGCGGGCACGACGCTAGCCGGCGGTGCCGACCCTGGCGCCGCAGCTACAGCCGCCGCAACAGCCGCAGCCGCAGCGGCGGCCTCCTCGCGATTCCCCGACAACTGGCGCGAGGCCCTTGCCGGCGATGACAAGACGCTGGGCGAACGTCTCAAGCGCTTCGCCTCTCCGAACGACTTGGTCAGATCCTACCGCGAACTCGAAACCAAGGTCTCGTCCGGCCAGCTCAAGGCGCCGCCCCAGCCGCTCCCGGCAAATGCCACCGACGAGCAGAAGGCCGAATGGCGCAAGACGAACGGGTTGCCCGAGACACCCGAGGCCTACGTCGAGAAGCTGGCGCTCCCGAACGGCGTGGTGATCGGCGAGGCGGACAAGCCGCTGGTGACCGAGTTCGCCAAGGACATGCACGCGGCCGGGGCAACCCAGGAGGAAATGAACCGGGCGATGGCCTCCTACTATCGCCTGCAGGGCGTGGTGGAGGCGCAGCGCGCCGAGGCCGATGTGTCAACCCGGGCGACCTCGCAAACCCAACTCATGACCGAGTGGGGCCCGGGCGACTACAAGGTCAACATGAACGCTGTCGGCACGCTGCTCGCCACCATGCCGGACGATGTCAAGATCGGGCTACTCGGCGCTCGCACGGCGAGCGGCGAGATGGTCGGGGATACCGTCTGGTTCAACAAGTGGGCCGCCGCACATGCGCGGGAATTCAATCCGGCCGCCACGTTGATTTCCCCGACGCAGGCCAATGCGCCCCAGGCCATCGCGGACGAGATCAGCGCCATCGAGAAGGTCTACCAGCGCGCCGTTACTGGCGACCGCGATGCGCACCGGGAATACTACGGCTATGCCGGAAAGCCGGGGCTCGACGCTCGCGAGCGCGAACTGATACACGCGCAGGAACAGATGAAGGCGCGCGGGCGGGCGGCTTAGGACCTTCCATACTTTCGCTGCAGTTCAACAAGCAACGCCAACTCGCTCTGCTCTTTGCGCCACGCCTTTTCTGTTCTTACCGCGGCCTCCTCCGCTAGGCGGATAATCATCTCCGTCTCAGACTCGGTGCGCTGGTAGGTGACTTCAACGGTCACATAGTCACTCTCATACTCGCTCGAAATGCTCAAGGCCGCGGAGTCACGGCATTCGGCCGGTATCCCATCCAATACGTCGGACAATCGTTTGATGGCCTGCGCCAAGGGCACATCGAGGCCGCCGTAGTCTTCGTCTGGAAAGATGTCGCCCACATGATGGACTAACGTCTGTCTTTCGGTGGTCACGTCATTCATCCCCTTTCCGCGTTAACCCGGACAACCCGCTCAAGCGGCCCCGGCGCAGCGCACTCACCCGCCAACGTAACGCCCCGCAGCACAATACGCAGGCCCGGCGCAAGCCGGCAACCCTCGCGCACGCGCACGCGGACAACCCGATCGGAGGCACGTCGATGCTCACCTATGGAGCAACAACGTGGCAGATACCGCCTTCATGGTCCAATACCGAAAGGAAGCCATCATGGGCTTCGAATTCGGTCAATCGGACCTGCGGACGAGCGTCACCACCGAAGCCGTAATCAAGGGCAACCAGGCAACCTTCCTTGTAGCGGACTCCGGCGGCGCTTCCGCCTCCTCGCGCGGCGTGAACGGGCTCATCCCCGCACGCGCTGACGACCTCAACCAGTTCACCGCCACCTTGGTCGAGTGGCACGACCTCGTGCGACGCACGAGCTTCAACATTTTCGCATCGCAAGGCGATGGCCGCCGCATCATGCAGGCGACCACGCGCAAGGTGCTCAACCGCAAGACCGATCTCGACATCATGTCGGCCTTGCAGACCGGCACCAGCTACATCGGCACCTCAGCGGTGACGATGACCTTGGCACTCTTTGTGCGCGCCAAGGTGGCGCTCGGCGTCAACCAGGTCCCGGTCGAAGAAATGGACAACATGTTCGCGGTTATCTCGCCCGCGGCCATGGGCTATCTGGAGCAGATCAAGGAATTCAACAACGCGAATTTCGTGGATGTGAAGACCTTGAACGGACCGGCGCGCCGGTTCCGTCGCTGGGCCGGCTTCAATATAATCGAGCACCCGCTCGTTCCCGGCGTCGGCACCAGCTCCGAAACCCTGTTCTTCTATCACCGCGACGCCATCGGCCACGCGGTCAACACCGGCGAAATGCAAGCCCTCGCCGGCTACCACGAAGAACAGGATTACTCCTGGGCTCGCACCTCCGCGTTCATGGGCTCGACCCTCCTGCAGAACAGAGGCGTGATCCTCTGCCGGCACGACGGCTCCGGCTATGCGACCACGGCATAAGGGAGGGCATGAAAAATGGCATACGTATCAGGCTCTCTCTCCATGATCCTCGACGACGTCGAGAGCAGCATTACCTACTGGACCTATTACACCGCTGACAGCTTCGCCCAGGTCGGCGCAGCGAACTACATCACCGACGCCACCACGAAGAGGATGGCTGTCGGCGATATCGTCGATGTGTGGTCCGGCACGCTCACGAACTTCTCGGCCTCGACCGGCGGCCAGACCCTCGGCGGAGCGACCTTCAGCCCGACCGTCGGCATTACGGCGCGGTTCTCCTCGGTCCCGGCGTGGGGCCGATTCATGGTGACCGCGGTCGGTGCCGGGACCACGACCTCGGCTGGCGCTGCCACGCTTACCCAGATCGAGCTGCCGTCCAGCGCCCTTGGTACTGCGCCGCGCAACCTGATCCAGGCGGGCGACTTCACGACCAACCCGTGGCAGGCGGGAACCTCGTTCAACGGCAGTTCGCTAACCCCAGCGATCACCGCTGACAGGTGGGTTGCAAACGCGGCCACGTCGACAGTCTGGACCGCGGGCCGTACCGCCAACACCACCGTGCCGGGATTCTCGACGGCGTATGTGTGGGGCCGGTCGGCAGGCGACACGCATACCACCGGCCTCTCGTTCGGCCAGGTGATCGAGACCGCGAACTCAGTCCGCGTTCAAGGTCTCCCGGTGGCGCTGTCGTTCTGGGCTGTGGCTAACGCAAACTTCGCGGCCGGCGCAAATGGCGGCACGCTCATCGCTTCGATCGTGTCGGGCGCTGGTAGCGTCGATGACACCTCGGGCAAAATGTTCTCGTCCGCGTGGACGGGAATGACGACCGTCGCGACGCAGACGATCACCCCGACGACCACGGTCCAGCGCTTTGGACCGATTGGCGGCGTGGTGCCGACCGGCTGCACGCAGCTCGGCGTGGTGTTCTCGTACTCGGCCACCACGGCGGCGACTTCTCCCGGCATCACCGCAGGCGCCAATGAAAGCGTTCAGTTCATGGGCATGCAGCTCGAGGCCGGCGGCATGTCTCCGTTCGAGCATCTGGACATGGCCCAGGTCGTGGAAACGGCGACCCGGTATCTCCAGGTCTGGAACGAGCCAACGGCGGGCATCGCGGTCGGCCCGGCCGGCTTCTCGGCCGCTTCGATCGCGCTCGTCCACGTCCCGATCGTGACGCCGCTGCGCAAGTCTCCGACCGTGACGTTCAACACGGGCGGATGGGCAGTGACGGACCAGGGTCAGACTACCCACCGCGTTTCGGCGGGCGGCCTGCAAGGCGCCGTCACGTCAGGGGCCGGAGCATCATCGATGACGCTGCTGGTCACCTGCGCCGGCACGTTCTCGGCCGGTAACAGCGCGTCGCCGCTGTTCCTGCAAGGGCAGTCGACGGGCCTCGGCTCGATCGTCGCCAACGCTGACTACTAAGCAACCAATGCCCCGAGGGATATGTCCCTCGGGGTTTTCTCCAATCTGAGGGGCTCATGAACATCGAAGTTCCAGAACAGGTCAGACTCAATGCGTCCCGGATCAATAACGTTGCACTCCAGAAAGCTGTACAGGAGAGCGTTCGCGACGGGACGAAGGTGTTGCGCACGGCGATCGCCGAGCTGCGCCTGGCGGTGGCGACCAATCCGCTCGACCTCGGCATCAGGATGAACCTCGCCACGTATCTGCATGAGATTTGCGATCTCGATGGCGCGGAAGCGATTTGCAGTTTCGTGCTCAAACACGATGAGCGTTGCCTGGCCGCATGGCAGATCATGGGCTCAATCCACGCGATGCGCGGCCGGCTATCCGACTCGATCGCTTGCAACCAGCGCTGCTATGATATCGACCCGTCCAGCGGCTCCGCCTGCTGGGGCCTCACCGAGGCTCATCTGCGCGCGGGGGACTGGGCAGCCGGCCTGCCGCTTTACGAGCGCAGAGACGAGATTCTCCCGAGGGTCACCCTCATTCCGAATGCGCCGCGCTGGGACGGTTCGAAGACCGGGCACCTCGCGGTATGGCCCGACCAAGGCTTCGGCGATAGCCTGATATTCGCGAGGTTCCTGCCGTGGGCGCGGGAGCGCTGTGACAAGCTGACGGTGATGGTCGCCCCGGAAATGCTGCCGCTGATGGGTGGCTTCATGGACCTCGCCACCGTGAAAACAGGGGTGAGTCTCGATGACCACTACGACCATCAAATTCGTATCAGCAGCCTGCCGTTGGTCTATGGACTGACGCCGGACAACATCCCGCCCGACCCCGGCCTCGTCACCGCCGCAGAGTTCACCGGCCATCTTGACGGCGACTTCAAGATCGGCATCGCATGGCAGGGCAACCCCAAATTCCCTGCCGATCGGCTGCGCTCTATTCCGTTCGCCGAGTTTCTGCCGTTCGGCTCCGACCCGCGCAATACGCTCTACAGCCTGCAGGTGGGCCCGGCGGCAAAGGATATTGCCCTGCATGAGGCGCAATCGCTCGTGCGGGACATGTCTGGCGTTCTCGCGGGCGACTGGGCGCGCACCGCGGCGATCGTCAAGCAGCTCGACTTGGTGGTTTCGTCCTGCACGGCGGTCGTGCATCTGGCCGGTTCGCTGGGCGTCCGCTGCTTCGTGATGCTGCCGGCCGCTGCGGATTGGCGCTGGCTGTCTGGCCGCGACGACACGCCCTGGTATCCCCATACAAGGCTATTCCGACAAACCACGCCGGGCGATTGGTCGGGCGTCGTCAAGCGCGTGCAGGTCGCCATCGACCAGTTTCACGAGCAGCGCAATATGACGCGGCTGCTCAACAAGCAGATCAGCAGCATCGTCCCGTTCAATCCCAAGACCATGGTCGACATGCGGGCTCCCGGCACAATCGACGAGAAGGAGCCGGACGTCGCCAGGGCCATGCGGAAGATCCTGCGGCCGGGCGACACGTTCATCGATGTGGGCGCAAACGTCGGGATGCACACCGCGCTGGCGGCCGAACTAGTCGGCATCGACGGCAAGGTGATCGCGGTCGAGCCGGGCGAGAATGCGTTGCCTGAGTTGCGCCGGAAATGCGAGGGCCTGCCTCAGGTCTACATCATACAGAATCCTGCCTGGTCCCTTATCGGCGACGTCGAGTTCTATCTCTGCGCCGACGGCTCCGGGGGAAATGCGGTGTGGGATCCCGGCAAATTCCCAATCAATCATCAGACGCGGGCAAATCCGAGCATGAAGGTCATGCGGGCGACGACGCTCGATGCCGTGTGCGCCAGACACGCGCCGCGCCTGATCAAAATCGACACCGAGGGCGCCGAGCAGCGCATTCTCGAAGGCGCGTCCGATCTATTGAGCGGGCCGCGCGCCCCGCCCTTCATCATCGCCGAGTTCCACGAGTTCGGCCTGCGCGAACTGGGCTGCAGTTTCGACAGCCTCCGCGACCTGATGGGAAGGCATGGCTATCAGACCTTCCATCTGTTCCCCGACGGCTCGCGCCCTTGGCGGGTGCCCGACGGGGAGCGGCTGCGTGCCCCGAAGGAATTCATCATCAATCTGCTGTTCTCCACCGAGGCCGAGGTCAATGCGCTCTGGACCGAGGCGCCGTCCGGCGATTACCGGACGGTGTACGGGTTCCGGATCGTTTCGGAGCCGATCGAGGACCACGTCAAGCAGTGGGCGGGGGCTGCATGAGGATCGCCCTCGACTGGCAGATTTCTAGTTGGTTTGGATGGGGCGTTTATGGATTGAACCTCGCCCTTGAGTGGGCGCACGATCCAGAGATTGAGGCGAGCGGCGAAATCCGCAACCTCGAAGACATTGTCATTACTGACAAGGATGGAAGGGTCGTCATCGACGAAGTCACCGGCAAGATCAAGATAGAGAAAGCGAGCATCGTCGTCGACAGGATGCGCCGCCGCGCGCTGATCCCGTTCGTGCAGCGCAGCCTCAAGCACGTTCCGCCTGAAGCTGTCTTGATCCAAAATCTCGGCAACGAGCTGCGCAGTCACCACGATCGCAAGCCTGGCGGCATCGGCGCGATCTTCTTCGAGCAGCCGCTCTCGGCCGAGGCCGTGGAGAAGGCGAAGCGGTACGACGTGATCGTTGCCGGCTCCACTTGGAATGCCGAGGTACTCAAAGGACATTGTCTCGACAATGTCGTGACGATCTTCCAGGGCGTCGACCGCAGCCTGTTTCACCCGGCGCCAAAGCGCGGGCTCTATCCTGGCAGGTTCCTGATCTTCAGCGGGGGCAAGGCCGAGCCGCGCAAGGGGCAGGATCTCGTCGCCAAGGCGTTCCGCGTCTTCGCCGAGCGGCACAAGGATGCTATGCTGGTGACGGCGTGGCATTCACCATGGCCCGAGTTGCGCAACGGCATGGACCTCGACTTTAGCGACCTCGCCGACCGGGTGATCGATGTGGGCGCCGTGCCCAACGGCCAGATGGCGCCGATCTATCGCGAGTGCAATGTGGCGCTGTTTCCGAACCGCGCGGAAGGCGGGACGAACCTCGTGGCGATGGAGTGCATTGCGTGCGGGGTGCCGACGATCGTGTCGCGTAACACCGGCCATCGCGATCTCGATATACCAGGCACGCTGTTCCTAGAGTACCAACGCCCCCCGGCGGGACAGTGGACTGAGTGGGGCGAGAGCAGCGTCGCCGAGATCGTCACGGCGCTGGAGGTGGCATACCGCAACAGCTATCCGCGCATCCGTGCGATGAAGCACTACGACCCGCTCGACGGCAGGTTCCTGTGGGAAGACGCGGCCTCCGAGCTCGCCGCCATCGCCAAGCAACACCAACCGAGGACACATCATGTCGAAGGTCGAAAAGACCGCCACGTCGAGCACCATGCCGTCTGAGAGCGCGCCTGCCGAGCATGCCGCCCCCGTGCCCTTCGCGGCCAACGCCTGGGCGCTCAAGGAGAGCGCGAACCCGGGCTTCTACATTTGCGTGCCGGCCGGCACCACGATCGATGATTGCCTGTCGCCGGCCGTATGGGCGAACGTCGCCGGCAAGATGCGGCCCTACAGCACGATCGAGGTGCACTGGGCGGATGGCGGCCAGTTCGCCGAGTTCTATGTCGAATCCTGCGGGCGCAACTGGGCCGGCGTCTGGCTGATGCGCCACCACGTTCGGCAGACCGCGGTGGCCCGCCCGATCGACCGGACCGAACTGGCGGTCTCATTCAACGGGCCGGTCGACAAGTACCGCGTCACCCGGCTGAGCGACAACGCGGTGCTGCAGGCTGGCTTTGCCTCTGAAAGCGAGGCGCGGCGCTGGGCCGACGAATATCGGCGAAAGCTGGCGGCATGACCTTCGACCACGACGCCAAGCGCGTCTCGGACTCGGTCGTCCACAAGCTCGCCTCCCTCCTGATGGAGGCCAAGCGCGGCAACATCGACGCGGTGGCGGTGATCTCCGTCGACCAGTCCGGCAGGCCGCGCGTGCATTTCGCGGGGGAGGGCGACCTCGTGCCCTCCGTCAATCTGGGTCTCGACATCCTCAAGGCGACGTTCATGGGCCAGATCGTGAATGCGCCGGGGGCCGCACAGATGCGTTCGGGCATCGTGCTGCCGGGAGAACAGTGACATGCCGAAGGAATTAGCGCTGGCATATGCCGCTTACTGGCAAGCAAAACTTCGGCGCGAAGAGTGGGATGCGTACTGCAAGATTAAACTATTTGGCGGTCAGGACGGCTTCGCTCGCGAAGGCTGGCGCGCCCCGGTAGTTCGTTGGCTGCGCCGGTTGGCGTACTGCATAGAGAGAGGCTGACATGGCACTCGGAGCAACAGCGGCGACGAGCATTGTCTTGAGCGCCGTCCAGAGCGGCGGGCGCTTCGTGGGCAGCCTCGTGAACTTCCTCGCCCAGGACGGCAGCTCGCCCTATTTCCCGGACGTTGGCGATCCGGCCGGCGATGCGCTGCGATACGATTCGGCGCTGCGCAAGATGGGGTTGTCCATCGGGCAGTGCAACGCAGTGGTCGCGGCCGTCGCGGCCTCGCCGACGAACCCCTGGTTTCAGGGCATGTCGACCACGCAGAGGCTCGCGCTGCTCGGCGCCGTGGTCGGCAAGATGCAGGCGGCGCTCCTCACGAAGACCTCGGGGCAGAGCAACACGACGAACCTGCTCGCCATCGTGTTCGACGGCAGCACGCGCGCGATCGAGGGTGGCGATCTCGTCGCCTGGCTCGGGGCGAATATCTTGTGAGGAGGCAACCATTCCCCTCAAATCTGGCTCCAGCGCCAAAACGCGCAGCACCAACATTCGAGAGTTGCTGCACTCGTTCAAGCAATCGGGCAGCATTGGCAATTCAAAGCCGGGCTCGATGAAAAAGGCCGTGGCGCAGGCTTCGGCGATTGCCTACCGCAAGGCGCGCGAGACGCTCGCCGGACGGGCGAAGTGATGGCGAAAATATCAAAGACTGACGCGGGCTACGGCCCCGGCCAGCCACACTGCGGCGTGTGCGTTCATTTCGTCGAGGGCGATTCGGAGGACGACGAAAACGACGCCTGCGAACTCGTCATGGGCAAGATCGACGAGGACAAGTTGTGCAAGCTGTTTACCTGGCCGCGGCTGCCGACGCTGGCTGAGAGTGGGGGCGAATGACCACCTCGAAACTATCGATCTACAACCAAAGCCTAGGCCATCTCCAGGAGCGCAGCATCGCCTCGCTCTCGGAGAACCGCGAGCCGCGGCGCGTGCTCGATGACTACTGGGACCAGGAAACGGCATGGTGCCTGGAAAGGCACTTCTGGAACTTCGGCTATCGCTCTGACCAGATTGACGCCTCGACCACGATCACGCCGTCGTTCGGGTTCCTCTATGCCTTCAACATCCCCAGCGATTGGATACGGACGCGCAAACTCTCCGCGGTGCCGACCTTCGATCCGCCCCTGCTGCAATTCGCAGAAGAGGCCGGGTTCTGGTACACCAACATCACGCCGATCTATGTGCAGTACAATTCGAGCCATTCCCAGTATGGCATGGACATGGGCAAATGGCCGGCGTCGTTCGTCGACTTCGTGGCGCTGCGGCTTGCTCGGAAAGCAGCGGGTCGAATTACCAACAAGGCCGAATTGCTGTTCGGCCCGGACGGCCTGATCAAGCAAGAGGAAAAGGCCCGCAAGACTGCAGCCTCCATCTGCGCCATGAATGAGCCGGTCGGCTTCCAGCCGCAATCCAGTTGGATACGCTCGCGGCGCGGGTTTGCGACGCAGATGCCGGGGCCGGGCGGGGACTCGCCGACGGGCGGGAGCCTGATCCCGTAACATGAGGGTCAACGCCCCGCTGATGGCTCTAAACAGGGGCGAATGTTCGAAGCTCGCCCTCGCCCGCGTCGACCTCGCCAAGCTGCAGCTCGCCGCGGAATGTCAACTCAACTGGATGCCTTGGGTGATGGGTGCCATGATGCTGCGGCCCGGTCTCAACTATGTCGGCGAGGTCGACGGCGACAATCCGGCTTGGCTGATCGACTTCATCTACTCAAAGACCGACACGGCGCTGCTCGAACTCACCGCGAACAAGTTGCGGGTGTGGATCAATGACGCGCTCCTGACCCGCGTCGCTGTATCGACGACCGTCCTCGATCCCACCTTTACCGGCACCGGAAGCCACTGGACGACGAGCGACACAACGGACGGCTGCACGGCCACGGTGACGGGCGGCGTCGCGACGCTCACCGCATCGGCCCGCGGCGGCCTCTCCCGCATCAAGCAGACGTTGACGATCGCCGCGCCCGACCAGAACGTGGAACACGCGCTGCGCGTCGTCGTCACCGACGGCCCGGTCACCATACGGGTCGGCTCCTCGGACGGCCTGCAGGACTACATGACCTCGACGGCGATCGACGAGGGCACGCATTCGCTGGTATTCACCCCGACCGGCGGCAGCGCCTTCTTGCAGATCGAGAGCACCGATACGTGGGCGAAGACGCTCACGGGCTGCACGATCGAGGCGGCCGGCATTGTGTCGATCACGACGCCATGGGGCGCCTCTACCCTCTCGACCCTGCGCTGGGCGAACTCGCTCGACGTCGTCTATGTCGCCCAGTACGGCGGCCAGCAGTACAAGATCGAACGGCGCGGCACCCGGCCAGGGGCCCGGGGCTGGTCGGTGGTCAAATACAAGACGGCCAACGGGCCGTTTCTCAACCTGCCGACCTTGCCGAATGTGACCCTCACGCCCTCGGTCTATGAGGGCAACGGAACATTGACGGCGTCGCGGCCGTTTTTCCAGACAGGCCATGTCGGCGCGCTGTTCCAGCTGTTCACCAACGGGCAAGATGTCAAAACCTTCCTCGGTGCGGCGGGGGCATTCACGGATCCGGTCGTGATCGATGGGTTTGGCCCCGATCGGAAGTTCGGGATCACGACCACCGGCACATGGTCGGGCACGCTCACGATCCAACGGTCATTGGTGGGCCCGACTACCGGCTTTGAGATCGCCACCAACAACGCGACGGCACCGACGATAACGACGAATGCCACCAAACTTTTCGACGACACTTCGTCGGGCTACAACGGCGCCAAGCTTTGGGTCAGGGTCGGCTTTGTCGCGGCGGCCGATTACACGAGCGGCGCGGCGGGCGTCCAGTTCACCAATCCCAGCGGCGCCACTTTCGGCCTCGTGACAGGCGGCGCCGTCGACAATGGCGGCCAGTATGGCATCTGCCGCGTGACCGGCTACACCTCGCCGACGCAAGTCTCGATCGAGGTGCTGTCCTATGGCGCGCTCAATGGCGGCGGCGGGTTTAGTTCGCTGCGCGGCACCACCAATTGGGCAGAGGGCGCATGGAGCGGCGTCCAGGGCTGGCCGAACTCGGTGGCGTTCCATGAGGGCCGGCTCGGCTGGTTCTCGGCGGCGCAATTCCCGATGGCATTGAGCCAGTCCAACAATTACACCGGCTTCGCCTCGATCGATATGTTTGGCGAGTCCTTGGGCGATGCCGGTGTCATCCTGCAGAGCTTTGGCGAAGGTCCCGCCGACCGGGTTAACTTCGCGCTGGGCCTGCAACGCCTTTTGCTCGGCCGCGAGGAATCGATTGCCTCGGTCCGGTCCAGTTCTTTCGACGCGCCGCTGACCCCGACCGACTGCGCGATCAAGAATTGCTCCGACCAAGGCGCGACCAGGCTGCCGGCGGTCACGGCGGGCAAGCGTGGCATTTATGCCGGTACGGGTGGTCGAGTTTACGAACTGGCATTTGCCCCCCAGGAAGCGGACTACGGCGAGCGCGACCTCACGCGGCTCAACACCGAGATCGGAATTCCCGGCTTTGTCGACGTCGCGCTGGCGCGTCAGACCGACCGCACCCTGTACCTGCCGCGCGGCGATGGCATGGCTGCCTGCCTGCTCTACGACCCTGGCGACGAGGTCGAGGCGTGGTGGCGGCTCATGACGCTCGGCATCATCGAAAACGTGCGGCGGCTGCCAAACTACGACAACACGGGGCCCGACGATTACACATACTTCGTGGTCAAGCGCACCGTGAACGGGTCCACCAAGCGCTTCATTGAGAAGATGGCGCAGCGCACCGATTGCATTGGCGGCCTGTCGAATCAGCAACTGGACAGCGCCTATGTCTATTCCGGCGTCGCGGTCTCCTCGATTACGATTTCCTGGCTGCCGAGCACGACTGTTTCGGTATGGGCGGACGGCGCGTTTATCGGCACGGGAACGACGGACGGTTCGGGTATCCTTTCGCCCCTTCCAGATGGCCTCGCGCATACGAGTATCGTCGCCGGCTTGACCGGGGGCACGTTCACCTATTCCGGGGCAGAGGCCTCCGTCATCACCGGGCTTGACGCCTATGACCTGCTTCCGGGGGAGTTCTTTGCCGATCAGCAGCCTTCGGGCCGGATGATCCGCATCGGCACGCTCACGCCCTCCGGCGGGTCGGTCACGCTGCCGAACGGCATACAGTCCGCGAACGTCGTCGGCTTCTTCGGCTACCAGGCGCCGTTCATGTCGGCGAAGCTCGCCTATGGCGCCCAGCGCGGCTCGGCACTCACGCAAAAGAAACGGATCGACCACATCGGCCTGGCGGGCTTCGATATGAGCGCAGTCGGCCTGCAATTCGGCCAGCGGTTCGATCGGCTCGATTCGCTGCCCCTGATCGAGGATGGCGCGGCGGTATCTACCGGCGGCGTTTGGAGCGAGTTCGACCAGCCGATGATCGAGCTACCCGGGGAATACGACACCGACGCGCGGCTATGTCTGCTGGCGCAAGCGCCGTATCCGGCGAAGGTTGGCGGAATTGTTCTGGGGGTGGCTACGAACGAGATGTGACGGGCGCCGTCTTAATGAATAACGTTTTGCCGCCAGGGGCGATAACGGCTTCCGTGATGACATGATCGTATCGGGCGCCACGGTGCAGCTGCCACAGTTTCCCGCCTCTTTCGTCAATCTCCTCAAAGCCAGCTGCAATCAACCGCTTTTCTATGCGGCGACGGTCTAGCAAGTCCCGCGTTAATTGCGTCACCATCATGCGCGTCACCCTCCGTCCAACCATTGCCGAAGATATCCAGTTCGTTACCGACAAGCCACTCCCCGCCCGCATCCAGGGGATAACCGCCGAACTCGACGGCCGCGTGCTCGGCATCGGCGGCTTCTCCTTCCGGGAGGGCGGCTCAATCGTTGCCTTCGTCGCCATGACCGATGAGGCCCGGGAATATCCCGTCGCCATCCATCGCGCGGGACTTGCCGCAATGGCGCTGGCGCGACGTGAGGGATATCCCCGGATCGTCGCCGAAGCGGAGTCGGACAATCCTGCGGCGGAGCGGTGGCTGGTGCGGCTAGGGTTTCGGCGCACGGTGCTGATGGGCCGAGAGGCTTTCATATGGGAGCGCGCCGGCCAGAACTGTCACCTGAAACCGGCGGCTCCAGGACCGTCAAACTGTTCCAGTTCGCTGAGCGAGGGGACCGTGAGCAGCCAGCCGCGCTCCTCGATGGTGGCATAAATAAGCGCGGTGATCTCGACCGCTCTCTTTACGACTTCGTCGGGCTCAAGCCTCCTATAAAGCGGCTCGCCGCTCTTGCTCTCTCCATCTGGAAACGCGGCAAGGGCTAGACTCCTCGCGATGTCGAGCGCGGTTGAGCCTCGCGGGTCGAGCTTGGTCCGGTCATGCAACATGACCTGAGCATGAGGCGGCTTGAGCGTTATTTTCATCTCTGGGGGCTGCACCTGGACTCCTTTCGTGTGGGAGCGCGGCGACCCTAATCCGGCGTCACCGACGGATCACCCTCACCACGGCGGATGAGCGGCGCGTAATCGGCCGCCGCAATTCAAGGTCATAGCTGGAATGTTCACCGACCGCTATAGCGCTGGCCTGTGGGAACGCGCCACCTTCGATCCGCTGTCGATGACGGCGATAGGGCTTTCGGTCGCCGGAGGCGCCCTGTCCGCGGGCGGGACGCTCGCCGCCGGCAATACAGCGGCCCAAGCCGGCAAGTTGGAGAAGGCGGCGGCGGACTACAAGGCGACACAGCTGCGCCAGAATGCGGCCCTCGCGATCAGGGGCGGCCAAGTGCAGGCGGCGGACACAGAACTTAAGACCAAGGCGGCGATCTCGTCGTCCACCGCGCGGGCTGCAGCATCGGGAGTCGATGCCGGGGTCGGCTCGCCGGCAACCAACGTCGGCGAGATCGCGAAGCGGGGCAGCTACCTCGCGAGCATGGATTTGTGGCGGGGCCGGTCTCAGGCTAGCGGGCTCCTAAACGCGGCGCAGGCGGCAACCTACGAAGGGGACGTCGCCGAACTTGAGGGGGAGGAGAAGAAAAAGGCGTCATATCTCGCAGCCGCCGGCACGCTGGCCGGCTCGGCGGGCTCCTCTCTCGGCACCTATGCGAAAAATAGCTGATGGCAAGGCTGCCAGGCGCACTTGAGCTCGGCGAGACGCCATCGATCGGGCCTCGTCCGGTCGCCAACGTCGATGTTTCGGGTTTTGCCCGCGGCGGGGCCGCGCTTGCGGCCGGCGCGGAAAAACTGGGCCAGGGCATCTCGCAGGTCGGCCGGGAGGTCAGCGAGGTCCAGCAGAAGTGGAATGAGTCGCGAGCATTCGACGCGCACGCGGGCGCGGCGGCGGAACTCCTCAGCCTGCATAGTGAACTACAAAAGAGCAAGGATTACGGCACCCTCGATTCTCAGTACCAGGATCAATCGAAGCAGATCGTTGATCGCTGGGCGCAGACCATCCCATCGGGGCGGTTGCGCGAACATTTCCTTGCCTCGCAGGGCGAAGCGGTGGCCCGCGGCGCGGCATCCGTCAGCCAGATGGCCTTCCACGGGATGGCGCAGTCCGACGCCGACAGGCGCAAGGCCGCGCTGATGGACATCGAGTCCAAGATCGGCGAGGACCCGACAAACGCCTTCTTGCCCGACGCCATGAGAGGCCTAGGCCTGAGCGTCGATAGCGCGGTCGCTGCCGGATACGAAACCAAAGAGCGCGGGGATCTGGAAAAGCGAGCGGCGGCCGTGCAGATCGCGATCCGGACAAACGAAGTCGAGTATAACCGCGATCCCGTGGGCTGGCTGCAGGCGCACGGTTACGAGCCGCGCCAGTCCAGGGCGCTCGCCAAGCTGCAGGATCTTTCGGAGCGCTCGACGTTCCGGGGCGGCGCTCTGCCACCGGACGCGGTGAAGGGCTTTATTTTCCATCACACCAGCGGCAGCGGCACGGCGGAAGGGGTTGTCGACACCCTCAATCAGCGCGGTCTTGGCGTTCAATATGTGATGGATCGCGACGGTTCGATCTATCGCACGCTGCCGAACGGGGCGCGCGGCGCCCATATGCTGCCGTCCAAGATCAACGACCTCTCCAATGCCAACACCGAAGGCATGGAGATCATCGCCAAGAATAACAGTGACGTGACTCCAGCGCAGGTCGCATCGGCCAAACGGTTTGCAGAGGACTATCAGAAGTCGCATCCCGGCGTGGCGTTCTTCGGGCACGGCGAGGTCAATCCAGGCCACAAGGAAGCAGACGAGGGCATGGCCGTCGTCAACGCCGTGCGCGACGGGGGCGGCGTCGGTGGCGGGGGCGGGGACACTTCCGGCTTCAACAGGATCGACCCACTTACGCAGATGCGGATGGTGACGCAGGCGCGGTCACTGGCGCAGCGGCGCGCGAGCGACGAGGTTGCGGTCAACAATCTCGCGATCAATGACCGCACGCAGCAATATGAACGGCTTCTGATCGATGCCTCCGCGGGGCGTGGCGCGATGCCGCCGCGGGAGATGATCGAATCTGACCTGGTGCTCTCCGGAAATGAGGCGCACCGCAATACGCTGTTGCGCCAGTGGGATAACGCCAACAAGCAAGATGAGGCTTTCCAGTCATGGTGGGAGCGCTTCAAGAATCCCGACGCTGGCCCGTTCAATCAAGTCGACACTGACGACAAAAAGCAGGCTGACAAAGCCTACCACATACTCGTGAACGGCGACCCGGAAAGGGAATTGCCGGTCCTGCAGTCCATTGTGGACCGTACCGGCATCGTGCCCGAGAGCGCGGCCACGGCGATGGCTGGCGCGCTGGTCTCCAATAGCCCGCAACGTATTGGCGCGGCGGCGCAGATGGCATTGAACCTGACGGCGCGTAACCCGCAGATATTTGCGGGGGTAAAAGATGGCAAGGAGCTGGCGGCAGCGGCCGTGGCTTACGAGCACTACTCGCAATACTTTGGGCCTGAGCGCGCGGGCCAAATCATCGCGGAGCACAATTCGCCAGAGTACAAGGCAAAAGTCGCCGCTCGCATCAAAGGCGAGGATGTCAACGAAATCATCAAGAAGCAGCTTACCCCCGGCGATTTAGAGAAGGGTTTTGGGGAAGGGTGGGGCGGCGTTGAAACTGGATTCTGGGCAGGCAAGGAACCCCTGCGGCACCCTTTCACTACAGGCCGCCCCAACGTCGAGTTCACCGAAGAGGGCAAAGACGCGGCCTTCGCCGACTATGCGGAGCTGTTCAAAGACAATTACCAGAATTATGGAGACATCGCCCTCGCCAAGACGCAGGCGATCGAGCAAATGAAAAAGATTTGGGGCGTATCGCATATCACGGGCAAGGCGACCGGCGCGCTGATGCGTTTCCCGCCAGAGCAGGCGCCGGCTTATGCCGGCATCCCCGACCTATCGACGCGGATCGCTGATCAGGCCATTGAGGCTATCAAAGCTGAGAGCGCGCCGTCGGGGCCGCAACTCGAATCGGGCGCTCCCGTCGGACTTCCGGTCAGCCGGGACCAGATCATTTTGACGCCGGTGCCCCGCGGGCAAACAGCGCAAGCCTACATGGCAGGGCAGCCTGTGCCTTATCTGCTTTCCTGGCGCGACAAGGACGGGACGACGCACATGCTCAATCCTGGACGCGCCTTCGTCTTCGACGGCCACGCCGAGCGGGAGAAGATCAGCGAGGAGCGGCGTCTCGGACTGGAGAAGGGGGCTGCGCGCGCGCGCGAGGGGAATACCTACATCGTCGGCACGCCTTCGCCGGCAGAGCGCCTGCGGTCGGGCCAGCCGCTCGAGCTAGGCGCAGTTCAATAAATGCCGATCGTCGACCTTGCCCCGCAGCCGCTCACCGCCATCACCGGCCGCCCGGAAGGCTTCGCCGTCACTCCTGGCAAAGACGAACTCGACCACGGCTCGGACACGCCGGACTTTGGGCGCTATCCGCGACTGGCTGGCGCCGATACGCCGGATGTCGGTGGGCCCGATTCCGTCCTCGGCGCCGCCTTCCGCCAGGGCAACATCATCGGCTCGTCGATTGCGCGCCAGGACCAGGGTGTCGGCTATGGCGCACGCGACCCGAGCTTCAATCCCTGGGACGCGATCAAGGGCACCAAGTACGAGCCGCACTGGGACAAGTTCGTCGACACGTTCAATCCGGCGGAGGCGGACGCCCGTAAGCGCCAGATCGACATGGAGGATGAGGACCGGCGCACGCTCGCCGGGGCGCCTTGGTACAAGAGCTTCCCGGCACAATTACTTGCGGGGGCGGCCGATATCCCCTCGCTGCTACCTGGCGGCGCCTTCGTGCGCGGGGCGAAAGGCGGCATCTCGGTCGCGGGCAGCGCCGCCGTGACTGGCGCCGCGGCCGGGGTCGGCGTTGGCCTGCAGGAGGCCGTGCTGCACGGCACCCAGCAGACGCGCACGTTCGGCGAGTCGGCAATGAATATCGGCGCGTCGGTGTTTCTCAGTGGGCTGCTCGGGGCGGCCGGGGCGAAGTTTCTGTCACGGGCGGAATGGAACCGCTCGATCGATCTGCTCAACCGTGACCTCGGCCGTTCCGAACCTCCGGCCGGCTTCACCGCATATCACGCATCGCCCCATGATTTCGATGCATTCGACATTGGGAAGCTCGGCGCCGGAGAAGGCGCACAGGTCTACGCGCGCGGATTGTACTTTGCAGAGAATCCCGATGTGAGCGGCCCCGGAGGGTTCTACGAGCAGATGTTCAAAGGCGCCAGGGGCGAGGCTACGTCCTATCGGGTCCGCATTCTCGCCAATAAAGAGGACCTGCTCGACTGGGATCGGCCGCTGAGCGAGCAGCCAGCAAAGGTGCGGAAGCTGGTTGATGATGCTGGTCTCAAAGAGAAGATCGAGACCGGAGAAAATACCGGCGCTGGCATCTACAAGGCGCTCGAAGATCATCAACTGGAGCAGTTGATGAGCGAGCATGTGAAGCAGCATGGGGAGGAATCATATCCCGATTCCGTTGCGGTTGCTCGCGCCCTTGAGGAGTTTCCGCAGAAACTGCGGGAGAGCGGGATTCCTGGGGTCAAGTATCTCGACGCCGGCTCTCGCAATGCCGGCGAGGGCACCCGCAACTTCGTTGTTTTTCACCACGAAAACGTTCAGATCACGCACAAGAACGGCACACCTATAGCGCCGCCTGAAACCATCAGGTCAGCCGCCATCAAGTTTCGCGGTCATGTCTACGAGGGCGACGTCCATGTCACCGCCGTTGAGAACGCAGCTAAAAAGCTGGGCATTTCGGTAGAGGATCTCATTGACGAGGCAAACGCCCACGTTGGGGCTAAAGAGGCACTGTCGGACCTGAAGGGCTTCGTCACGTCGACCGGACGATATATCGATCGCGAGGAAGCCAGAAAGATCGCGGAGAGGAACGACCTGCTGAGCGACTTCGCCAAGACGGAGTCGAAGTCCACGCTCAGCATGGAGGAAATCGCGCTGGAGCACCGCCCGGGCTTCGGGCAGCCCTCTATCGATCGGGCCATCGGCGGCGCGCCCGCCTCGGCCGGTGCCGCCGCCGTGGAGGCGCCCACTCTGGAGGGCAACCGCATCGCTGGACGCACCGCGCGGGCACTTGCCGCGGTGACGCGGCCTCTCAACCCATTCATGCGGGTGATGCAAAGCCCTGCCGCAACGTCGCGGTCGACGATCCAGCGGCTTGCCGAGTTTGCCGGCTACACCGATGGGAATTTCGCCGAGCGGGCATCGCCCAAAGCCGCAGAAACAGCGATCAAGCGATGGCAGGGCGCGCTGACGGTCGGCATCGAGGACAGCAACAAGATTTACGAGGACTACTGGAAATCTGGTGGGGGCTCGAAAGTGGGCCTCAAGTTCTCGGAGTGGGGCGTGTCGGCGCCCCCGGGCATCCTGAAGCCGGATGAATTCCGCGACGCGGTCGGAAAGGCGATGCGCCGGGAGGATAAGTCTGACAACCCCTACGTCGCGAAGGCCGCCGGCAATTGGCGCAAGCTTGTCGTCGAGCCGCTCAAGGACGAAGCTATCAAGATGGGGCTGCTGCCAGAGGACGTGAACGTGGCTTTTGCCCCGTCCTACTTCTCGCGCATGTGGAACCGCAATCGCATCATCGGGGAGGAGGACCGATTCAAAGGGCTCGTTACCGAGTTCATGAACGACCACATCATCAAGGAATACGACACTGCGACGGCCGCGACCAAGGGGCGACTGCAGAAGCTCGATCAGGAGATCATGGACCTCACGCTGTCGCCGGAAGGCCGCACCGAGCAACTCGGCAAGGTCGAGGCGGCGCTAGCGGCCCATGAGGAAGCTGGCGACGCCTATCTCGGGCTGACGGAAAAAGCGGACCGGCTGGGCGAGCTCGATGCCGAGATGCGGCGGGCGAAGAACGCCAAGGACAAGGCGGCATATCAGACGGCGAAGTCAGAAAAGGACACCATCATAGAGCAGGGCGGCGAAGCCCTGAAAGACTTCAGGACCGAACGCGCGGCGTTGCGGAAGCGGCGAAGCGATATCGACCTCGGCGCCGCCGGCCTTGCCGAGCGTTCTCAGCAGATCATGGAGAACCTAGCCAACCTGGAGGAGGACACACAGCGCAGCCTCGGCCGCTTGGTCAAGAAGGGTCAGAAGCTAGAACGCGAACTCGACAAGCTCGACCCGGATGTGCTGGCGGAGCGCATCTCGGCGCTGAAGGACAACTTCGCGGCCATCGCCCAGCGGTCCGACGCCGCGGCAGACCGGGCGGCCAAGGCCATTGCCGACATGAAGGAAACGGCTGCCAAGCGGGCGGCGAAGGCTGGAGAGGAAGCGCAAGTCGCGGGCGCCAACGTCGTCCACGGCAATCCCGAGGAGGCTGCCGCCAACCGGGCCGCGGCCAAGGCGGCCCGCGAGAAGGCGAACGCCGCGCTGGAGGAGGCCGAGGCCAAGGTCACTGCGCGCCTGGAAAAGGAGGCCGCAACCCAGCGCGCCCGGTCCGAGCGCATGACGAAGATTGCAGACCGGCTGGCGGTCGCCGAAGGCTTCGACCGGGAAGGGGCTGTCGCCGAGTTGCGGGCGGGCATAGAGAAGGCAATCGCGGAAGCTTCTGATACGGCCCTGGCTCGGGGCGAGCGTGCCCAGCGCATGCTTGAGCGCGTGGCCGCCCTCGATCCCCAGCGCATCAAGGACCGCGTCGCCACCGTCGAGCAAATGAAGAAGGATATTCAGCGCGCCTATTATGACCGCTGGGAAACCAAGCGCCTCGGCGAGAACATCGACCTCTACGCCCCCAATGCGCGGCGCCCGGATTTCAGCGAATACGCCAAGGAGATCGCCGAGCACATCTACAACACGTTCACGGGCAGGGCAGAAGAGGCCGGCATCCGACCGGAGTTTGCCCCGGTCACGACGCGCGGCCCGATGAAGGAAAGGACGCTTCCGATCCCGGACCTCTATGTGAGCCCGCAGTTCGGTGCGATCGAGGACTTCCTCACGCATGACGTTGAAGAAGTGATGAAGCGCTACACCCGCGTCATGGGGGCGGACGTGGAAGTGCAGCGGCAATTCGGCTCGCTAGACCTCAAAGACGAGATGGCGGCCATCCATCGCAACTATGATGGGCTGCGCGCCGAGGCGCCAGACGAGAAAGCGCGCATCGCGCTGAGCGAGGCAGAGAAGGCCGACAAGCGGGACATCACGGAGACCCTGAACAACATCCGCGGCACCCGTGCTCCGCACGCATGGGAGCAGGGCAACTGGGGCGCCATCGTCCGCAGCGCCAATCATTTCGAATACATCCTGCACATGGGCCACACGACACTGAACAGCCTGCAGGACGCGGTTCGTCCGGCGATGGTTCACGGGCTCATGCCGTACATGAGGACGATCGGTCAACTCGCGACGAACCTTCAGGCCATCAAGCTTCAGGTGCGCGATGGCAAGCTTATGGGCAACATCGCGGAGACGGTGAACTCGGCCAGGCTCTCGACCATCGCCGACCTGGGCGACCCGATGGCGCGGCGCGGCCCGATCGAATCGTTCATGGCAAACATGACCGACCTGGCGTCCAAGTGGAACGGCATCAGGCTGTGGACTGACTGGATGAAGTCCATCGCTTCAGCGATGACGCAGAACCGCCTCCTCGAAAACGCGATGAACTTCGCGAAGCTCGATAAATCCGAATCGGCCTATATGCATTTTCTCGGCATCGACGCCGGCATGGCAGAGCGCATCGCCGCGCGCTTCGAGGCCCACGGGCAGGAATTGCGCGGCGTCAAGTGGGCCAACATCGCGGAATGGGGCAAGACTGATGCGGCGGCGCGCGACGCCTTCGCGGCGGCGATGAACAAGGATGTGGACTCCATCATTGTTATCCCGTCCAAGGCCGACGTGCCCCTGCTCGCACATCGGCCGGAGGGCAAGATTCTCCTCCAGTTCAAGTCGTTCACACTCGCCTCGCATCAGCGGGTGATGTTGCGCGGGTTGCAGGAGAAGCCGAGTCGGTTCATCGGCGGCGCCGTCGCTATGTCGGCACTCGGCATGCTCCAGGTCTACCTTGCCGCACTGTCGGGCAATCGCACGTCTGAGCTGCGCAACATGGCCGACGATCCCGGGTGGTGGCTCGGCGAGGCAATCGACAAGGCGTCATTCCTGCCCGTGTTCATGGAGGCGTCGAACGATTTCGAGAAGTTCACAACCATGAACCCGGTCAAGGCGCCGCTGAAGGTCTTCGACAAGGGGGCGGCGGAATCGCAGAAGGTCCAGGGTGCGCAGCCGATTTCCGTCCTGGGCCCCATGGTCGGGTCGGCGGTCGACTTGGGAACCGTGCTCTCAATGGGCGCCAACATCAAAGAGGGTAAGCCGATCCGCAAAGGGCAAGTGAATGCCGCGGAAAGGCTGATGCCGTTCAATAGCTATCTCGGCATTCGCGAGGCGATGAAGTACCTGTTCAATCCACCGCACTAGTAGTTTGGGTGCTAGCCGATCGAGAGACGGCACAGCCGTGAGGCCGGATGAGACGACCGGACACCCAAAGCTAGGGATCGATTGAGTTCGCGATCCATGGGATGCCCCAGCAGACAATAAATATCAGGCCAACCCCGAAGAGCGCCGCGCCCGTCGCCGGTCCGACCGCATCGCCGTAGTGCGGTTCCCAAGTGAAGTTCCGGTCGATCATCCAAATGATGATGGTTGCCAATATCCAAGCAGCGGACCCGATCACGGCCGCTCGCCGCCAAAATCTCTTGTTGGCCCACAACCGCATCATGCCCCTCCCTGATCTTCGCGGTCAGTCTCCTATCTGAATAAAGGGTTTTTCATGGCCGCAATCGATCGCCTTAATGGCTTGGCGAGTGAAACGACCTTGGCGATCAAAGCGCCCTGCGCAGCGGCCACGACGGCGAACATCACGCTATCCGGCATCCAGACGATCGACGGCGTGTCGGTCGGCAACGACTCCGAGCGCGTGCTGGTCAAAGATCAGACCGACGCCACGCAGAACAACATCTACATCGCGTCATCCGGCAACTGGACTTATGCCGAGGACGCGGGCGGGAATACGGACTGGGCTACCGGAACGCTTGTCTATGTGTCTGGCGGCCTGACGAATGCCGGCGCGTACCAGCAGACCGGCACCGATTCGCCGATCGTCATCGGCACATCGGACCTTGCCTTCACGCCGACCGTGGGCGCCGGGGCACTGACCCGGACTAAGCTTTCGGCGAACCTCACCCTCTACGTCGACAGCGGCACGCTCGGCAACGACGCCAACAGCGGCCTGACCAGCGCCACTCCATTCAAGACGATCCAGGCGGCCTATGACCACCTGGCGGACACCTACGATGTCTCCGGCTACATCGCGACGATTCAGTGCGCCGCGGGGACGTACACCAGCGGCCTGCTCACCAATAAGGCCGTGATCGGCGCCAATGGGCCGAAGTCGGTGCGCCTGCTCGGTGGCGCGACCACCTCGAATTTCGTGATCTCGACCACGGGCAAGGACTGCATCAATCTCGGCGGGGCGCCGGCGACGGGGACCGCAGCCGCCAATTCCTTCGGCAGCACCGTTCTGACCATCGGCGGCTTCAAGCTCACCACGTCGTCCAGCGGCAGCGGGATCGTGGTTTCGGGCGGCGGCGCAGCTCTCGTGCTCGGTGATCCAGTCTCGGGCTACAAGATCGAGTTCGGCTCCTGCGTCAACGATCACATGATCTTCGCGCACAACGCCTGGGGAATCGTCGGGACGGATTATTCGATCTCCGGCGGCGCCGCCATCCACGCCGCCACGGAGTCCGGTGCCGTGCTCGCGCTGCACGGCGCCACGGTAACCATCACCGGCACGCCGGCCTTCTCGACTGCGTTCGCCTACGCCAGCACCGGCTCGAAGCTCTACATGGACTCGATGACGTTCAACGGGTCTGCGTCCGGCGTGCGCTGGCTCGCCCTCTCGCTCGGCCTCATCTATACCCTCAACGACTCCGCGACCTACATCCCCGGCAACACCTCAGGCGCCGAAGCGCTCGGCGGCAAGATCATCCAGGCCTCGGTCAATCAATACTGGGGCGTGGCAAGCGGAGGGACGGGGACCACGCTCGCAGCCACGGGCGGCACGAGTCAGGTACTTCAACAGACCTCGACCGGGGCCGCTATCACCGTCGGCCGGCTCTCATTGAGCGATATTTCGGGGGCGCCGCTCCCGGAGATGATCGGCGGCAAGGCGCTCGGGGTGAATTTCAATTCCGCCAACACCGACAACGCCATCACGATCACGTCGCCGACGACGAATTATCAGGTCACTGGCGTCATCATCTGCAACGCCAACCATACGCTGACCACGGCGACGTTCGGCGTCTTCGGTGCAGCGGCGGCGGGCGCCCCTACGATTCAGAACGCCGCCACTGCATGCACGGCGACATCGAACACGGCGAACACCAACAACAACATGCAAGCGGTGACACCGACGAATTCGACCACGCTGCTGCTCAATCTGGCGACGATCTATTTCCGCATCGGCACTGCGGAGGGGGCCGCCACGACGGCAGACGTTTATATCATCATTCAACCACTGTTCTAAACCCAGGCGGAGAATCCGGCTTGACCCAAAAAGACATCGTCTCGTGTTCGCTGGTGGGGCTCGCGCTCGCCCTCGCGATTCTGTTGAGCTCGTCGCTGATCGCGCGGTCGGCCTGGCAGAACGTGGCCGGGGAATGGGAACCATACCGCCTCAACGAATCGCAACATCGGTGGTTCAAATCGATCAAATCGCCGACCGGCATACCGTGCTGCGATATTTCCGACGGCCATCCGACCGAGATGCAGCGGCGCGACGACGGCATTTACATCCCCGACCCGATCCACCTGGACGAGCCTCGGCAATGGATCAAGGTGCCTGATGCGGCGGTCGTCAAAGGCGCGATAAATCCAATCGGTGTCGCGACGGTTTGGTGGGTCCAGGAGTCTGCGGACGCGATACATATCCGCTGCTTCGTGCGGGACTCCGAAGGGTAAATGGCCGACAGCACCATCAAGCGCGGCCGTATGCGCAAGCCCGCAAAGCCCGCAAAGCCGCGCAAGCGCCCGATCGATCGCGTCGCGCGCAGGAAAGCGTTCATCCGAACTGAGCGGCGGGCATCGGCGCAAATGAGCATGAGGTGGTTGGGACAATGAAAACGCACGTCCTGGATACCCCGAACAACGTCATCGGCCACTTCGACCGCTTGCATGCCGCCGGCTTCGACACGATCATACGTTATCTCGCGCCGTCCGCAACTTCGTGGAAGGTTGTCCAAGAGGCTGAGGCCAGGGCGATTGCCGCCGCCGGGTTCAAGCTGGCGCTCGTTTTCGAAGGGGATGGCCATGCTCATGGCGCTGCCACAGGCAGGCGTGATGGAAAGGCAGCGCTCACCCAGGCTGAGGCTGCGGGAGCGCCGGAAGGCGCGGTGATCTATTACACCGAGGACTACGACCCCAACCCGGCCGAATTTCCTGGAATTATTGCGGCGTTCAAGGCCTTCAAAGCCGTCATGAAAGGGCAGTATCGTGTCGGCGCCTACTGTTCGGGTGCGTTGGCAAAAGCACTTATCGCGGCCGAGGTGGTAGACTTCACAAAAAACAAAACCACAGACGAGGCCATTCCCCTGATCTGGATCACGCAGTCCCTCGGCTTCCGCGGATCGCGCGACTATCTCAACAGCGGCGAGCCGTTCGTCATGTTCCAATTGCTGCCCGGGAAGGCAGGCGGGCTGGACGAAGACCCGGACATCACATTCCACAACTATTTAAACGAGGACATAGATATCGGCGCTTTTGTGCCGTTTACTGAAGGAGCGACTGCATGAACCAAAACACATGGATTAGTTGGATCACGACTGGGATCGGTCTGATCGGCGCGGCAGCGGCCACAAATGGTTGGATCACTTCCCAGACCGCGACCACGATTGCCGGCGCCGCCGCGACGGTAGTTCCGCTCGTTTGGGGTTGGTTCATCCATTCCGATGTCAAGGTGGCGGAGACGGCAGGCGCCATTCCTGGTGTGAAGCCGGTGCAGGTCACCGCCGCAGCATCGCCCGAACTCCAAAGGGCCGCCGCGGACAGTAATATCAAGACTGTCGTGCCTGCCGCTTCCGAGCCCTTCGTATCTTCAAACATCACGCAGAAACGATCTTTCTGAAACCAAGGAGAACAATATGAAGACGTTCGTAATGCTGACAGTGGCTTGTTTGGTTTACGGCCTGGCAACGCCCGCTAGGGCGCAGGATGATTCGCCGTGTGAGAAGCTGACGGACTTTGCGTATAGGTGTCCGAAGCCAACACGTCCAGATGGCCCGCCGAAGTGTCACCTCTACGGTCCGGATGACCAGATTTGTGACCGGCCTTTGACGGCCGTTCCGCAGGTTACGTACACGAAGCCCTCCAACTGCGGTTGGAACAAGGCCGGCAAATACATCTGCTGGTAAGGAGAGAAAAATGATCACCCGTCGTCAATTCGGTCACCGCCTGATGGTGGGGACATCTGTTCCCGTCGTTCTTTCGATCGCCGCTTGTAGCCAACTTACTGGCGGCCTTACGCTTGGCGAGCTCGCCGCCAAGATTCAAACCGTCTGCGGTTTCCGGACATCGATAGATTATCTCGCCGCTGTCGCTGTCTCATTCGTGGGGGCGTCCTTCAACCCAGCAGCGGCGCTCGCCGCCGATCTGGCAAAGAAGATCGAGGATGGGGTGTGCGGAGCGGTCATGGCGCACCCCACTGCGCAAACGAACGCTCTCCGCCTAGAGTCCGCGACTGCCGGGCACGTCATCACCGTCATCGTCAACGGTGTCCAGGTGAAAGGCGAGCTGACCGCCAAGCGCCCGTGAAGTGGGTAATCAAATGGTGGCGCGCGCTGCGCCGCTTTGGCCATGACGGTCCTTGGCAAGAGCCGAAGGAGCATCTTGCTCCCGAGGTTGATGCTCGTACGGCGATAATCAAAATGTGGGGAACAGAGGTGGCCATGACCGACATGATCAAACGTGACGATGTGCTCGCGTTGCTCGAGCGAGGCGGCACCATCGACGATATTCGCAAGTTGCCTTCTTGGCCGGCCCCCAACCCCGAGGGGCGCGATGGTAGAAATATAATGGGGCAGACTGAGGACGAGTTTTGGGACATGGTTGATAGAAGGTAGCGCGCATGTCGATATTCGATGATCTAAATCTGTTTGCCCGTCTGGAGAACGAGGGGGACATCGCTGCCATCGCCGGGGTTACTCCCGCGCTGCAGGCGGACATCATCGGCCTTGGTGACGATCTCATTCGGATCGGCAACAGGCTGAAGAAGATCGGCGCTGACGTTACGCCCATCGTGGTCGCGGGGCGCAAAATCCAAGCAGCACTGGCACCACCGGCGCACGGCGGAACGGCGGACTCCGGCCCAGGCTTTGATGGCCATAGCGGCCCATAGGTGTAGGGGTAACGATAATGTGGATCAGCGCTAATGCTTGGTACGCGTTGGTGGACTCGATCAACAACACCGAGGCGACCGTCCTTAGACTTGAAACGAAGATGGCGGCCCTGGGCAAAGCTATTGCCCTGCTTGGGAAATTGCCGCCTGACGTGCAGGCAAAACTCAACAAGATTTTCGACACTGCGACCGGGGACAGTGCGAAGATCGACGCTGCCACATCCCCTGATCAGAAGGAGTGATCCATGGTTGACCATACCCCAGACGAAACCCTCGCCGCAGTGACCGCCGCAGACTCGAAGGTTGACAGCATTATCGCCTTTGCTGCCGGCCTGAAGCAACAGTTGAAGGATGCCCTCGCTGGAGTGACGTTGCCGCCGGCAGTGCAGGCGAAAATCAACAGCATCTTCGATCTCTCGACGGCGGACGCCGCCAAGGTCGATGCTGCAATGGAAGCAAATACGTAACACGTCCTGACGCAACGCGAAAACCCCACGCCCCCCCCCTCGCACCGTCAGGATTGTGAGCGGCCCCGATCTTCCTCCTTGGAAACCGGGGCCGTTTTTTTAACCAAAGGAGAACGGCCATGCTCACGGCTCTTGTTAATCTCGTTGTATATCTTCTTGTGGCCGGCATCATTATCGGGCTGTTGCTGTACCTCGTTAACATCTCTCCGGTCCCAGAACCCTATAAAGGTTGGCTTTGGTTTCTGGTGATGGCGATCGGAATTCTTATTGTGATCTATGCGCTTATAAACCTGATCGGGGGCGGAGGGGTTGGGGGCCTGAGTATACCGTCGTTGCCCAGAATTAAGTAGGTGGCGCTTATGTACCGGCACTGGCGGCAGTCCAGCCCGTTCCGCGATTCGATGATCCGCATCGCAATCGCGTTCGGCTTTGTGGCCGTTATCGTCGTGGCCGCTTGGCTGCTCGGAGAGTGAGCGTTTGGATGACGTTCCCGACCTCAAAGCGTGGCAAGCGGCGCTATCAGCTTTCCAGGAGGCGGCTGGAACAGATTGCAATGTTAAATTGCAGTACACGATCGCGTGGGCTGCGGCGATGAGCGCGGTGATGGCGTTCAACAGGGAAATGAGGTCGCGGGACAGACCGATGGCTTCCGATGGCTGAATCTTCCGATGGCCTCAAGGAACTGAGAAGCGCCGTCGCCGATCTGCATAAAGCGATTGACCTGGTGCGCGATCAGCGCGGCGTGTGGCAGCTACCACAGACACAGACGTTGCCGGTACAGGCAACTGGCTGGAATTTTGAGACATTCGAAAAGTTCATCAATCAGCGCTTCGCCGACTTGTCGCTACAGCTCCGCGAGCGCTACGAGGCACAGCAAACCGGAGTCACGGCCGCTCTTGCTGCCGCCGAGAAGGCGGTAAACGCCGCGCTGATCGCCGCCGAGAAGGCGGTCGACAAGGCAGAGGGCGCGCAGCAGCTCCGCAACGAGGCGCAGAACGAGTTCAGAAAATCACTTTCAGATCTTTCCGGCTTGATGTGGACGATCAAGGAAGGGCAGGCGGCCGTCGACGCCGTAAGGCGCGAATTCAATCTCACTCAAAAACAATCGGAAGAACGCATCAACAAACTTGAGGCCGGCGCGTCCAACATTCAGGGGCGCATCTGGGCAATCAGCGCCGTGTGGGCGATCATCACACTAGGGGTCATCATCGGATCAAGGTTTATAGGTGGTCACTAAAACGCCGAGAGAAAAACAAGAGCGCAGAAATCAATGAGCCTCGGAAAATGGGAATACCGGTAGTGCCGTCGGACGGGAATGCTGTTTTGACTCTGCTCGGCTACATTTCAACTTTCATCGTCACCCTGGTTGGCGCGGCCGTGACGGTGACGTTTAAGCTGGCGGCTGAGCGCCGTGCGGTAGAGGAAAAGATGGAGGCGAGGTTCGAGGCTGCGCGCGCGGAACGAAGACGAGAGATCGAGGCAGCAGAGCGAAACGCCGGAGAAGGAATAAAGGCAGTGAGAGAAAAGGCGAACGAAATAGAATTGTGGACGCGTGATAATCTGGTTCGCAGGGAAGACTTCAAGATCGCCGTCGAGGGCCTATCGAGGACGGTGGAGAGAATAGACAACAAGCTCGACCGGATCGCTCAGAACATCCGAGAGGACCGGATCGATCGGGACGCCTCGTCGTGAAATGGGTGCGGGCCGCGGGCGCCAGTCGGAATCAGCCGACGAGCTTTTCTGGGGTCAGTACGGCCAATTAAACCCTAGCAAAGTCCTGATCTTTTGAAATCCGCTTTGCCGCCAGCCCGATAAGTGAAGGCGGGCAACCTCCCGATCGTAATTACGCTGGCGTTGCGTCATGATCTTGACGGACATGGACCAGGAGCGCTTGTTGGCGATGTCCGGATCGAGGTGACAGACGATCCGCGCCCGGTCGCGAAGCTCGAAATCGACGACTTCGGGGAGGCCAAATAGCTTGATGTATTCGGTGGCGCCGATGATGCGGTTTTCGTAGGGCAGTTCATTGACCGCCGCGGGCGCCCCATAGGGCGCCCCATAGGAAAGGCCGATCGAGGCATTACCAAGGCCAGGCGCGCCCGCCATCCCGATCGTTTGGCCGACCTCGGCATCAATGGCCGCCTTCGCCGCAAGCGGTGTCGCGCCGATAACTCCAAAGAATCGGCGGCGGGTTGCTTGAGGCATCTTAATACGGCTCAATGGTCACGCTGCCATAGAATGGCGACCCCCACTGCGCCACCCAGTCGATCCACCTGGCGATTTCCTTCTTGTCCTTCTCCGAGGTGGCGGCAAGGATTTCCTTGACCTTGGGGACAGGGAAGTTGCCCTTGAACTCGCCCTCCCGCGGGGCGGCCACCTTGACGACGCCGAGGCCTTCGACGTCGCACTTGAAGCCGTCGCCCGCCTCCTTGGCGCGCTTCTTCAGCTCGGACTTGATCTCCTCCAGCCGGGCCCGGTCGGGGGCGATCTTGATGTCGATCTTCAGGGCCTCGCGGACGAGGGCGTCGAGGTCGGTGGATTCGGTTACCTTCAGGGCGGCGGCGGGCATGGGATTCCCCGGATCATGGCGGCCGGGAGAATCGCAGGGAAAGGATTAAAAGTCTAGGGCGGAGTTCCTAGGCGACGCCCTTCCGCGCGTCAACCATGGCTCGATATATTCGCTCAACCAATAGACTATCCCACTCCATCAACTCATCCGTTATTCCCGACTCCCCCAGAACCCGGCAACCCGCCTCAATCATTTCCGGCGTAACGGCGTCATAGGTCCTACGGACACAATCCACGGCTTCTTCTTTCGTCATCACTCGCCCTTTCCCTCTGGTGGACGGGGAGCGAGGGTCGCGTCGGTAGCGGTGCGCTCAAGGAAGGCGCGGGCAATCTCAGCATTACTCATCAGGTTGTCGACACACTGACGCTTCCCGGCGATGATCTCAATCACCTCCCGTGCGGCGGCAAGGTCGGTCTCGGCGCGCTCCAGTCGAACGGACAAATCAGCTTTTTCATTGCAGACGCGGTATAGCTTACCGATCTGCTCGCTCTTGCTCGCGATCTCCCGCTCCGCTTCAGCGAGCTCGGCGCGGAGGCGGGCGATTTCTGACTCCAGTCGCGCAAAGACATGCTCGGACCGAAGTTCCTCGTTCTCGGCGCTGAGGCGATCGTTCTCCTCCTGCAGCCGCCTCGGCAAAACCGCCAGCTCGGCGCGGAGGCGGTCGTATTCTTCGCGGGTGACGATCTCTATTCTGGCCGCCCGCACTATTGGTAGCTCAAGATCGTCGCTCATGTTCCGCTCCCCTGCCTCCGTGTCGCGCTATCGGGGCGCAGTGTTGGAACGAGATCGCGGGACACACGGATGTGTGTTGATCCAGCGGGCATAGAATTCTTCAAAGTCTCCCACTGCGTCCGCACAGGCAACATTGTTTGGCTCACGCCTCATGCTCCGCTCCTCTGCCTACCTGGTTGGGCGTAGTACCGCGACCAAATCCCGGCCGGTTCAACAATGTGACAGAATTCCCCGTCGCTGCGTTCGCGAATTACCTCGATCCAGACGCCTCCCATTTCAACATCGACGACGGTGTGCCCTCCGCTTTTACGAAGCCTCACGCCCATGACCGGCACGTCCATTTCAGTCTCGCTCATGCTCCGCTCCCCTGCGATTCCCTCTGAGGAAATATCCCGGCGCCGCAATCAGGGCATCGCCACCCGATGGTCATGTCGTCATTAAAGTCGTAGATCGCGATGCCGCGGTTAAAGTGCGTGGCGTTGCCGTAGCTCGCGCGGCGATCCTCTGGGATTGCGGCACCCTGCCAGGACGCGCGGCATCTTGGGCATTTTTCTAGGGTCATCACGTCGCGCTCCTCCTCAAGGCAATCACCGCCGCCTCACCTCGATGACGTAGGTCTCTGCGCACTTCACGCAGATCGCCCGCATGTCCCCAGCGCCAGCGGGTAGCATCTCGCCATCATGGCGAGTGGGGTTATGCCTGTCATAGGCAAGCGGCGCGTCGTAGAAGGTTTTGCATTTGCACACGTCACAGAGCCAGTAGTCAATTAGTGCCATTATTCGCACTCCTCCTCAGGGGTGTGCCGATCTAGCCGAATCTGGACTGACCTGGGCAGTCGCGCGCCTCGCCATCTTCATTGACCTGAGACTAGTAGGCTTTGGCTTCGCCTTTACCAGGAGCTTCGGTCCGGGCTTTCCCCGTCTCGGCTTCGGCGCCATGGCATTGAGAAGCTCCAGAAGGCTCTCAAGGCCCCATTCGTTCATCGCCGAATTCACGATGTTGCAGACGATGCGAAGATTGCCGTCGACATAGCCGAGAGCCGGCACGATGCGATCGAGACTCGGCCCGAACGGGTCTTTGCGATACCCCTCCCGATAGCCCCTCGGGGCCTTGAGCGGAATGCCGCTTACCGCGCATCGCCAATTCTGGTCAACGAGGAGCCGATCAATCAGGTGATCGTCGATATTGCAGGGGACGCTCTTCGTGCGCGAACGCTCACGCGCGGCGTTCTTAGTCTGCACGCAATACCGCCAGAATGCCTGACGCTCTTCTGGGCTTATTTGCGCTAATCTGGGTAGTTGCATTTTTGCCACAAATCTATTCCTTTAATATATTCAAATAGTTAAGATGTGCGCGACTTACATTTCCAATACGTCTGTTCATTTAGTTTCCAATGAGTTAGGCGGTCGAATCTGGCGTTTCGCAGCTATTTCTGTTCCTTAAAGGTTCGGATGAAGCTCACACGAAGCCCTTGTCGATCGCCAGCCATTCCGGCATCGTGACGATGAACAAGCCCTTTTGAGGGGCCGGTTCGATCTCGATCTGGCTTTTCGGAAGCCATTTGGCTTCGTCGCCGCGTCCGGCGTCAGATACGAGGACGGCCCCGGCCGTCTCCGCATGCTTCGACACGGTGATGTCGATCAGGTCACTTTTCATTTCCCTTCCCTCCGCATCTTCGCCTTGTCCATCGCCGTCCGGTCCAGCACTGGGGCAGCCTCGTTCTTTAGAAAAACCTCGACGGCAAGATTGCCGAAGTTCCTGGTGTCCACGCGGACGTGATCAATCTCGCGGCCGGTCGCGTTCACGAAATCGATCAGCGCCCGCTGGATGGCATTCTCCAATTCGTCGACGGTCATTCCCCGCCTCGCTTCTTGTCCCGCGCCCGTTCGATCGCCGTCCGGTCCAGCACATGCACCGCGGCCAGCGCGTTCTCCCGCTGGATCGAGTAGCGGCAGTACCGCGTCACCATCTGGGCCGACATGCCGATCATGTCGCTGATCTGCGGGATGGTCGCCCCGGCCCGGCGCAATCGCACCACGGCGGTTCCCCGCAGCCCGTGCATGACAAGCCCAGCCTCCTTGAGCGGCGCCAGGGCGGGCTTGGTGTTGCGCTCCCGCAGCCATTGGTTGGAGAGCTGCTGACGGGTGAACGGGTGACCGTACTCCTTGAGCAGAATGAAGCCCGGCCGGCGCTCCCATGAGGCGATTGCCGCCTGCAGCGCGGCCGTGAACGGCACCCATAGTTCGAGCCCCGTCTTGACCTGGGTGACGTTGATGCCGGGCCGGCCCTCCACCTCCTCGATGTCGGTCCAGCGCATCTTGACGAGGTCTGAGCCGCGCTGGCCGGTGTTGGCGGCGAGCGTGACGACGCGGGCGAGGTGCGTACGGCAGTGTTGCTCGGCGAGGGCCACCTGCTCGTCTGTCCACGGGATATGACCGCCGGTGCCGCCTGGCGCCTCGGTCCCGAGCGTAATCTGGCGGGGCAGAAGGTCCCGGACCAGGGCCCACTTCTCTAGGGATTTAATCGCAGTCTGCGCGCACTTTTGTTGCGCTGGCCGATCGGCGAGGCCGTCGAGGAACGCCTGCACGAGCGCTGGGCGCATTTCATCCACAGGAATCGCACCGAGAATGTCCGACCGTTCGGCGAGGTTGAGCAGGTGCCGGTAATGAACTTGCGTCGAGCGCGAGAGCGCTTCGAACTTGGGCGACATGAGGAAAGCGCGGACGACAGCCGCAAAACTCCCCGTCTTGATCTTAGTGACCTTGGGCCGCCCGTCGTGTTGCATTTGTAATGCTCGCTGCAATATCAATCTTGGACGGTGCCATGGTAGCGTCGTCAGGGGCAAGGTGACGCTCGACTTCCTTCCATGACCATAGCCGTTTGCCCCCGACCTTCTTCGGTGCGGGAAATAGTCCCATCTTCACCCAGTTCTCGATCGTGGACTCGCCGGCGCTGATGTGCGCGGAAAGCGTCGCCAAGTCTTGAAATGGGGGGATGAAGCCGGGCGGGCGGTCGTAGCTCATGGTGCCACGTCGCCTCTGGGCGGAAGGAGGAAGCGGAGAGTCATGGCCAGACCTCCAGCGCGGTCCCACTCTTGATGTAGAGAGGGTGCTTCGGAGCGCCTGATTTCGTCTTGCCGAAGCAATACGCGGCAGGCCGGCGAGAGCGCACCGCGTTGCGAACGTCGATCGAGGCCGCGCCGATTGCCATCGGATGAGCGCCCCAGGCATAGATCGCGATATCGTAGCGCCCGACTGCATCCTCGACAATTGCTAGGTTTCTGGGGCCGACCGGATCGGTGGCCTTGCACAGCGCTTCCGGATCGGTTGCCCGGAAGGCAAATAGATTGACGACCTCAAAGCTGCCGTAGCTGAGGCCGCGCAACAGTCGTGTCAGGGACCGGATCGTGGCATCATCAACCTCGGCATCTGCGGTGCTCGGATTGAGCATGATGACCAGCGCCCGAGGTTTGGCGTGGTCCCATGTCCGGCGCAACAGGTAACGATAAGTGCCACAATCCGACATGACGGCATCGCGCTCTATGAAGAGGTCGCCCATCTCAGTCATGCAGCCTCCGGCGGCCGGCAGCAGCGGAGTTCCGTTTTCATGTCGCGGACCTCGGATATTCCCTGATCATGAGATCGTTTGGGATCGGAGCGAATGGCTTTCGCTTGCCGCCCATCTGTTTCACAAAGAAGTAGATGCCCTGGCGGCGGCATTGGTCGCGAAGACGGCGCGCCCATTCGAGGTCAAATGCTCGCGCATGCGGGCCAGATTCCCCACCGACGATCAGCCAATCGAGCGGCGCATCGCGGTCAAGCATAAGAGGTCCGAGCGCTGGCTCGTAGGAAATGAAACGTACCGCGGCCGGTACTTTGTAGAGGTGATTGGCGCGCCGATCGTACTCGTCCTGATTTTCCGCCGTCATGCCCAGCCAGACGTTGGGCCAAAGGCCGTCATTCCATCCGGCGGGCAACATCTTTGCGATGTTCTGCGGCCGCTTGGTGAGAATCAGCCAGTCGAGATTCGGGGTCTCGTCGATGACGCGCCAAGCGTCGGCCCGCCATTCATTAGGCACTTGATTGTCGAAGAAATCGGCGAGGCTGTTCGTGAAGACCTTTGGCCGCGTTGCGGCGCCAGCAGCGCGCTTGTTCCACTTGTGCGGCTCGGCCCATGTCTTGGTGCGGCGCCGCTCGCCCTGCCATAGCTCGGGATGGCCGGCACGCTTCGCCCATGTCTCAGCGTAGCAGAAGTCGCAGGCCGCCGAGAGCTTGGCGCAACCTACCCAAAAGTTGTGCGTGAAATCGCACCATTCTATTTTTGTTTCACCCATGGTCGCGCCTCGCTCCAATCTCAATCACCCGCACCAGTCCAATCACTTGCTGGGCACAGTCGTTGCTCTGGCTCTTGAGCCGCGCTGCGCAGGCCTCGGTTGTCCAATCCTCTTTCGGGCCCAAGCCGCGCTCGAACGCCGTCGCCATGTCGTCGATGGCGCCGAGCCACGCATTACGCAGCACGCGCGGTCCTTCCGTAGGTTCGGCGCGGCCCCTTGCGCTGTCCGGGACACCGGGGCCGCGCCGACAGCCTGCTTCAACGCCGTTTGCGGTCGGCGCCACAGGGCTGATGGTGTTGGTGTTGCGGATGGTCATGTCGGCTCGCCCTTCTCGGTGGCGGAGCGGAGGGCGGCATTCTTTTTCATTTGGCCGCGCCAATTGACTGAGGGTTCGTGTTCCCAAGAGTAGAGTTGGGCTGCCAGCGCCTCCATCATCGACGAGGATGTTTCCAGTGCCTCCGCCAGCTCCGCCTTCTCACGGCGGAGGCGGGCGATCTCGGCGTGCATGTCGGGGGCGGCGGCAATCAGGCGGGCATTAGCCTCGATGTTGTCGGGGAAGTTATGGACGGCCGCTAGTGTTGGCAGGATCATGCCACCGTTCTCAGAGCCCGTGATGTGGTAGCCCCAAAAGACGTTCCCGTTGGCGTCAATGTCCTTGGCCTTATAGAGAGACCTATTGATCGGTGGACGGCGCGTTTCAGCATACCGCCACGGCCCCGGCGTAAACCCGCTGATCTCGCTCACGTCGTTCATTGCAAACTCCTCTTCACTGCCGAGCTGCCATCGCGACGCAGTGCGTTGAGCTCGAATAGCTCGTCATGCAGTCGTTGGTTCTGCTCGGTCAGGGCGCGGTTGAGGTCCGCGCTGCCTTGAAGCTTGAGCTTGACCCGAGCGATCTCGTCTGCGTCGTCGGAGCGTCGCGCCATGCTGACAAGTGCAATGGCTAAGGCCGTCACGATAGAGCCGCCCCACATGCCGCCGAGAAAGAGCATCGTTTCGATCATCGCAGCACCACCCCTCCGGTAAGCTTGCGCTTCCATTTCGACGCCCGGCCGAAGGGGAGAACTCTACGGCCGGGCGCCTTCGCGCCGAGATGGAAGCGTTTCATGCGCTCTGCCTTGGCGATCTTCGTGATGTCTTTAGCCGTCTTCGTGCGATGACAAGCTCGGCACAAAGGAACGCAATTACCGAGATCGCTGTTAGAAGAAAGTCCATAAGGTATTCCATGATCGTACTCGCAATTTCCCGGAAACAGCTTTGCGGTACACATAGAACAGCACCCCTTGGCCCGCTCGAAAGCTGCGACTTTCACCTTGGCACTAAACCTACGAGCCACTGCGTTCACCGATTGGCTTGAGCGCCTCCTCCACCGACATGAAATTCCGAAAAATTCTGTCGTAGAGGGTTGCGCGTTTGATCCCGTATCGTTTCGCGGCAACACTTAATGGCACCATCTCGCCATCGATGCAGATGGAGAGCGTGTTGCGCTTGTTGTTCGCCTGTTCGCCCAATGTCGCCCAATAGCAATTCGAGGGCTCGTAGTTGCCGTTTACATCTCGCCTTTCCAGCGAGTGCTTCCGTGAAGGCGCGGCGCCGATGTCTTCAAGGAAGCACTCGATCCCGGCGCGGAGCCCGTCGCCATTGAGCCATCGATCGCAGATCGAAATTCCGCGGCCTCCATAGTGTTTCCAGGCTGGCGCTCGCGAATCGAAACATCTGTCTTTCATGTCGTGATAGGCAACATATTCCTTGGTGCCAGCCCTGCCATGGCGCGTATTCGCCGCTTTCACCCTCTCGATCCGTAGACACCCGCAAGATTTCGTGTGGCCGCGCGGTAGTTGGTCGCCTCTGATGTCTTTGGTTGCGCCACAGTCGCATCGGCATTGCCACTGAGAGCGAGCCCCATCGATGTTCGTCGAGCGGCAAAGGACGACGAGCCGTCCGAACCGTAAGCCGGTTAAATCGGGGGTCCGCCGAGTCATTTCCGTCACCCCGCCGAATAGAAATCGACATAGGACGACTCGACGGCCCCGTTAGGCTTGGCGCGGCGGAGGAAGCCGGGCAGGTCGAGGTCGTCATCCGCCGGCTTTGCGGAATTTTCCGGGATTTCGTCGTTGATCTCGGGCTTGGCGTCCGGCTTGGCATAGCGGGAGGGCTTGCCTTCGAGCTCGACATGCAAAGAGTCGTAGCCGGCGCGCAGACGCTCGAGCGGCATGACTTCCTCGATCTCCACCCAGGACGCCTTGAAGTGCGCCCGCAGCAATTCGATCTTCGCCTTCTTGTCGGCGGCGCCCGTGCTCGGATGATGGAGCACAAGCAAGTCCTGGATTTCGTCGATCACGATCTTGCGCTGCACCGGCATCCAGTCGCGCTTCTCGGTCTTCAAGATGTGCTGGCTGTCGCTCGACGTGTCGACGCCGACATGGTTGCCGCCCAACTTCAGCATTTCGATGTGCGGCAGGAAATCCTCGAAGCCGGGATTGATGATCTTGGCGCCATCCAGCAGCGTCGAGCGGTCTTTCTGCACGGTCGCCTGATGCGCGACGATGTTGGTGCGGAGGTCCTCGATCTGTTCCATGAGAACCAAAAGCGACGGCTCGAAGCCAGTTTCGCCCTCGGTCTTCATCTTGGTGCCGGTCTTTTCGATCTGGCGCTTGCCGTTGTCGTCCTTGTAGTCGGTGAATTCGTAGCCAGCGCGACCGCACATGATGATGTGAAGCTTGGAATTGATGAAGAGGTCGGTGAACTTGGCCCAGCCGTGCTCGCCCTTGAGATAGGACCAGTCGTCCATTTGCAGGAAAGTGCGCTGCTTCTTACGCATGTAACTCTCGCACAGCTCGCGCCAGGGATGGGTGATGGAGTCGATGATCAGGACGGCGGCGGCATCTTCGGCTTCGCGCACCACGGTCAAGAGATCGGCGAAGGTCCGGCGCTTGGCGACCACGAACGGAACGCCGGCCGCCTCGAAATCAGGGATCAGCCAGTCCGATCCCGTCTCGGTGTCAAAGAATGCGACCGGCTTGTTCCTGACATCGATCCCCTTCGCCTGCATGTACTTGTGCAGGCCGATCGCGACCTTGCCCGCAGTCTTGGTCTTGCCGCCACCCTGGAAGCCAAGGATTCCCATTTTCAGAAAAGCGGAAGTGACTTTAGCTGGCTGTAGAAGTGACATGGTTTAATCCCCCGTGTTTGGCGCTTCACAATTTTCCGTCAAATCTCTGATTGCTTCGGCTTCGGTTCGTCCGTAGCCGTAGTTCCCCATCTCGAAGCCGTCGTAGTGCGCGCTCCAATCGAACGAGCGCGTCGGGATGGGCGGGTAGACGTGGGTGGTTACGATCTTCGGCGCGGGCATCACTCAAACTCTCGCTCGAGTTCCCTCATCTGCTCCGCCGCGATCTTGAACGTGTCGATGATATCGCCGCGCGTGTCGCTCAAAATCCCCATGACGCTCACCTCGAACGTGATCCCCGACGTGCGGTGCTTGGCATCGGCCAGGACCGCGGTCAGATAAGTCTCCACCGCAGTAAAGAGCCCCTGCACATGCTCAGCTCTCTCTTCCATGTCGGCGGAGTCGGCCTCGCCGATGATGTTGACGGGGTGGTTGTCGGCGAGCGCGACCAGGAGATCGCTGAAGGCGACGCGGATGGTCGGGGCTGGGCGCTTGGCGGAAGCGAAGTGGATGCGGTCTTGGGTGTGGGTGGTCATGTGTGCTCCCCTGGTTGATGGGAGCACTGTGCATTATGTGCACAATCCAGTCAAGATAAAAAGTGCGTATCCCGCACAAATAATAGGTCAGCCAACCTTACGTTTGAAGGTGCGGGCAATTTCTAACAATTGCTCTTGCAAGTCCAGCGGCAGTTCACGGAACTCGTTTACAAGCGAGGGAGCCGCCGGATTGCGGCTCAAGAGGTCGTGCGGCGCGCAATGATAAACCTTCGCAGCCGCTTCCAAAAACGCCTGATTGTACGGCTCTTTGCCAGTTTCGAGCTTGCTTAGATAACTGCGGTCGATGCCGATTTGCGCCGCCGCACCCTCTTGGGTGAGACCCTTGTGCTTCCGGTGTTCCCTGAAAAAATTAGTCTTTTCGGCCATGGGAACAGTCTTGTCCCACGCCGGAATACCGTCCACGGACCCACTTGCACATTGTGCTTGACATGCACTGTGCCCATATCGCACATTCGGCGACATGAAATGCATCACGCTATCGCAATGGATGGAATGGCGCGGCCTCACCGACGAGCAATTTGCGGAACTCGTTGGCGTCGACCGCACGGCCATCAACCGCATCAAGCGCGGCGTCAATCGCCCGTCCTGGGAGTTGGCGGCCAGGATCAAGGTTGCGACTGAGGGCGCGGTGACCGCAGATTCGTTTTTGCCGGAGGTTGCGGCGTGATCGGCCTCGTAAACCCGCACAACGAACCGATCGCCCGACATGGGCGTAATGGTCGCGATTCGCATGGTGGATGCCCCATGCCGCTGCAACAATACGCGCGGGGCGTTCATCGTGTTCTTTTTCGCCCGCGCCCCCATGATGAACGGCGGCTCGGTTGCCGTCCAGCAAGATTCGCATTTTGCCGCATCCCCTCAAATGTGGGGGCTGTGGAAATCCACGTAAGCCCTCCTGACGTTCCTCCCCGTCAGCCCCGCTCACGGGCTGGCCACCTCGGGAGGCGTAAGTCCGTTTCCCGTTTTTCTTCACCCGATCAGCCACACCATCACCAAAAGGCACAGCGCGACCCAGGCGGAGATCAGAAGCCATCGGATGATCGTGCGACGCAATTCCATCGGTTCCCTCGGGTTTCATTCGGGGAACTTGTGTGATGTACGCCCCCATGACAAATCTTGGCACTGCAGCGCGCCGCACACGATTTGAATATTGCGCGCACTGGGAACGCTTGGCTGCCGCGGTGGAGAAAATATTTCCCCGCAAAACGGCGTTTCATCTCAGCGCCTTGACCGGCCTTCGCCCGCGGGCCTGCTTCGAATTCCTGGGGCGTCGCTCCGGACTGTCGTCTGATGCACTGGTGCCAATGCTGCGCACCAAGCACGGCCCGGCCGTGTTGCGTGCGCTCCTCGGCGACGACTGCCGCGAGCCGTGGTGGATCGAGTTTCAAGTGATGTGGCGTCGCGTCGAAAACGAGCAATGGGAACGCGACCTGCGAGGCATTGATGATCAACATGCTCAAGCGCCTGCTCCACGCCGTCACCAAGCTGTTCGTGAAGTTAGACAAGCGGGCGCATCAACCGCGTCCGCGCCGTCATCCGTTCTGAAAGGGCGCCACCCATGAGTGACCGCAAGCTTGCCGATGCCCGCACGATTCATCCCCGCGCTCTTGCCGATTTGGGCGAGGAAGCCTGCATCGTCACGCTCGGCGTGGCAAGGGATTTGCGGAGTGGGGCGATACCGCCGGAACAGTACGATCAAAATTATTTTGACCGCTGGCAGACCGAATGTGGAACGGCGTGCTGCATAGCCGGCTGGATGACCATTCGCGGCGTTAATTACGCCCAACTATTGAGGGTGCGAGGCGGCCTCTTTGGGACTTCCTATCGTAGACGAACTCCGAACGAGGCCGCCGACGCGATCGAACGCTACATCTGCGACGGCTCCCACGACCCTTGGGAATTACACGTCGCCTGAAATCCTAGTTCGTTCGCGTTTCCACGTACTCGCCCGATTTCATTTCCTCCGCACAGGGGATCGCGGAATGCTTGCACCGACTGAACCAACCTGGACCGACGAGCGCGTCGCGCAGCTGCGGGAGCTGCAGGCCAAGCAATGGAGCGGGAGCCGCATCGCTGCCGAGCTCCGCCTCACGCGCAATCAGGTGATCGGCAAGCTCACCAGGCTCGGGCTCAGATGCACAAGCCAGCCGCCGACGCACAGTGGTCGCAACCCGGCGCGCAAGGCTCACCCCTTCAAGCGCAAGCCGAAGAAGATGGCCGGCACTGTGCGATATGGTGAGCCGGAGATGATGGCAAAGCGATTTGAGCTTGCCGACCTCCCGCTCGAGCCTCTCCCCGCAAGCCGGCGCTCGATCTTTGAACTGACCGAGGAGACGTGCAGATGGCCGATCGGTGATCCGCAGTCTTCTAACTTTTTCTTCTGCGGCGACCGTTCGATCGAGGGATTTCCGTACTGCGGACATCACACTCGGATGGCGTACGAGCCTTTGCAATCAAGGAGGCGATGACGTGATCGCTGCTCTCTTTGAGGCCGCCGCATGAAAGCCCCGCCCCGCATCGTCGAGGAATTCGAGCGATGAAAACACATGAGCTGAAATCGTGGCCTGATTACTTCGAGCCTGTATTCCACGGCCAAAAGTGTTTTGAGCTCCGCAATAATGACCGGCGCTTCTCTGTCGGCGACAGACTGTTGATCCGCGAATGGGACGACCGGACCGGAAAGTACACTGGCCGCGAAGTACGAAAGATCGTGAGTTATATGCTTGAGGGCGTCGGCCCTGGAGCGATCACACCGTTGCATGGGCTATCACGTGGTTACGTGATTTTATCCCTAGCGTCAGAGCCGACGGCCTATCAGATCGAGCATAAGCCGGACAAAGACGAATCCGGCGACGACATGCTGCCATGGTGAGGACGCGATGACCGACCTATTCGAATGGGGCAATGCCTTCCGCCGCACCGATCCGGTGACATCCTCCGCCGCGGCGCAATCCATGCATGCTATCGCCCAGGCGCACCATGCCGCTATCCTCGGGGTGTTGCGTGCCGCTGGCCGCCCCATGGCCGCCGAGCAGATCAGCGACCGTTGCGACCTCGATTATGTCGCCATCAACCGCCGTTTGACCGAGTTGGAACGAGCCGGCCTGATTTACAAAACCACGGAGCGGCACCGCAATCGAAGCGGGCGGGCCGCGTTCCGGTATGCGCTGAAGGTGGAGGTGAGCAAACCATGCGCTTAATAACAGATGTACTGAGAGATATCCGCAAAGGGCGCCCGGTCGAGGAAGCCACCATGGCGCTCGCCGATGTGGTCAAGGCTGTCGACGAAACCGGCAAGCCCGGCTCCGTGACTATCGTGCTCACGGTCAAACCAGCGAAGCACGGCGGCCCGGAAAAGGTTCTAGTCGCGGAAGTCAAGGCCAAGAAACCGATCGCCGAGATTGCGCCGGCCATCTTCTTCTCGGACGCCGATGGCGACCTGCACCGAACCGACCCGACGCAAGAGGAAATGAAATTCGAAACCGCCAAGGGCGCACCCGCGCCAACCTCGGCATAAAAGGAGGGGATAGATGACGGAAGCCAAGGAAATCGCAGAACTTGCCGTAAAGGCAGTAGAAAAGGCCCATTTCGTGAGGAGCGAGGACGGCCGCGAGTTCCTCGTCGTGCCGCATGGCCACCACCAGGTCGAAGTCACTCTTCCTGATGCATTGCCGCTCTATGATCCGCATTTCATCAAGCAGGCCGTGACGCTGCAGACGACGGATTCGTTGAGCGATTATGTCAATCGCTACAAGAGCGCTGACACGCTTCTCTTTGCCGACATCAGCCAAAATCTGATCCGCGCGCAAGTCGACTATCATCCGGCGCCAACGAACGACCCGCCGGCCGGGCGCATCGCGCACGCTGCGACGCTCCAGTTAGCCTATTCGACCGAATGGCACGAGTGGAACAAAATTTCCGGGCGCCTCATGGAGCAATTGGAGTTCGCGCGTTTCGTCGAGGAAAACGGTGCCGATGTGCGGGCGCCCACTGGCGCCGAACTACTCGAATGCGTCCGCGACCTCCAGGCTCACCGCAAGGTGAACTTTATCAAAGCCGTCCGCACCTCGTCGGAAAACGAGAACTTCGAATATAGCGACGAGACGACCGCGACCTCGAAGAAAGGCGCGGTCGAGGTGCCGACAAAATTCAAGCTCGGCATTCCCGTTTATTTTGGAGAGCCGGACGTCGAGGTCTTCGCCTTTCTGCGGTGGAAACTGACGGAGGGGAATCTGACTCTCGGCATCCAACTGCACCGGACCGAGCATGTGCGCCAGGCCGTATTCAAGGCCATCGTTCTGGCCGTCGGCGAGCGGACCTCCTGCCCTGTGGTATTCGGGAAAATCTGATCATGATCTCGCCGCCACAAGCCCCGGCGGGCTTGGCGAGCCGCGCCCCCGTTATTTCAGCGTAACGGGGGCGCATTTAATGGCAGGGAGGGGACGATGAGTGAGGAAAAGCAGGTTGAGCGCAAGCCTCTCTCCAAAAAGACACGCTTCGAGATATTCAAGCGCGATCGGTTCACTTGTCAGTATTGCGGACGAAAGCCGCCCGATGTTGTCCTTGAGGTTGACCACGTTGTCGCGGTGGTCGCAGGCGGTAGCAGCGAAGAGCACAACCTGCTTACGTCATGCTTCGATTGCAATCGCGGCAAGGCCAGCAATCCACTCGATATTCCGCCCCCACTCGATCTGATGGAAAAACGGCGCCTAATCGAGGAGCGCCGCGAGCAAGTCAGAAGCTTTGAGGAATTCCTGGCTGAAATCAGGAATGAGGACGAGGACCGCGTCGACCAGGTTATCGCGGTCTATGACTATATGTTCAATGGACTGGAGCGGTTTTATTTTAGCCGCGCATCAATCCGCAACTTTCTCCAGCACCTTCCGCTTCCCGAAGTCCAAGAAGCCATGGAGCTCGCCTGCGAGCGCATGAGGGCGGGGAATGTGTTCCGATACTTCTGCGCCGTTTGCTGGAACAAGATCAGAGCGGGGCGGGGCGATGGCGAGGATTCGTAGCGTTCATCCCGGCCTCTTCACGGACGAAGCCTTCATGTCGCTTTCCATGGAAGCGCGCGTCCTCATCATCGGTATATGGACCGAGGCGGACGATAACGGCGTCTTTGAATGGAAGCCGATTACCCTCAAGGCCCGTATCCTGCCGGCCGACAATGTGGACACTGTCACCCTACTGGCGGAACTGGCGCGCCTTGATTTCGTCAACAGGTTCGAAAATGGCGCATCCACATACGGAGCGGTTCGGAACTTCCACAAGTATCAGAGGCCTAAAAAGCCGAAAATTAAGTACGTGTTGCCTGATGAATTGAGAACCTATGTCGGAATTAGAAGTGGTGATGTCAGCGAAGTAGAGAACCAGTTCCCCACCGAGGAGGAACTTCCCTCGCAGAGGGAGGAGGGAGGAGGGAGGTTGGAGGAGGACGATGTATCCTCGCTTCGCTCGGAAGCGCGCGCGCGCGAAAATGAAATCGAGCGAAAGCCGCAAGCGCGCCTCACTGACCTCTGGAAACCACTTGAGGCGGGCTACCTCTATGCCAAATCAATTGGTTTGACGGACGCCGAAATCGTTCGCGAGGCGGAACGCTTCCGCAATCACGCCAAGCAATCCGACCGGGTATGCTCGGATTGGGATGCCGCGTGGCGGAACTGGGCGTTGAAGGCCCTTGAATTGCTTGGTCGCTCGATGCCGTCAACGCAGTCAAACGCCCCAGTCGGAATTCACGTCAAGGCAGATACGCCTCAATGGGATGCGTGGCGACGCCATCGCGGAAAATCCGCCCCGCGCGACAAAGACAACGGATGGTTTTTCCCGAGTGAGTGGCCCCCAGGAGCCGAGCCAAAGGAGGCGAAAGTTGCCTGACCAAAAACCCATATTATGGGGCCGCCCCCGCAAGCTCACTCCCGCCGGAGAGCGCGCTGTGGCGCGTGCCTTTGCCAAGGGCACCGCCCTCAAGGCCATCGCCCATCAGTTCCACATCAGCATCCCCCTCGTTTCCAAGCTGGCGCGAGAGGCCGGGCTACCTCTTCGTCCGCGGGGAGCGAAGCGCGTCCAGATCGGGGGGCCCGCATGACCGTCCACCAATCCCCGCCCCGCACTGCCCTCCACCTGTGCTCCGCCGTGGCCTGGGTGCCCGCCGGCGACGACCTCAACGACTGGCTCACGCTTGGGTGGGTGCAGCTTCCGCCCGAGGACTGGATCAGGATCGGGTGGGTGCCGGTGCATCTGTGCCTGTCCGCGGACGTGCGCAGCACGCTGGTCGGCTGGCCTTGTTTGTGTGAGGTGGCGGTGCCGGTGAGGAGGGTGGCGTGAGCGGAATGATCTTTGGCACCACACTGGCACCCGGTGTCGAGGCTGGTGTACCGGCACCAGTGACGGCCGACCTCTCCATGCATTCCCGCGCACGGAGAAAAGGCCGACCGGTTAAATCTTGGTGGCAAGTTCGATGTGGCCGCCAAGTGATGCTGTCTCGCCACACACGCACACAAGTCATTGAACCGAAACACAAACAGATGTAGCGTTTCCGCTTCCCCTCGGGAGGGGCGCAATATTGAAGTGGCACGCCATCCGCTCCACCCCCTCCGGCGAATTCCGCGCCATGCTCGGGATCGACTATGCTCGGATCGAGGTGTTCTTGCCGGTGGAAAAGATGTGGGGGCCCGAACGCAAGGGCCGCAAGACCAAGGTGCTTCGACCACTGATCCCGCGCTACCTATTTGCCCGGTTCGACGCCGGCCGCGACCTTACCAGGATCCTCGAGGTTGACGGTGTCGACGATGTTCTGCGGATCGACGGCAAGCTCGGGTATGCCAACGAGGAGCTGGTCGCGGAGCTGAAGCGCTCCCAAGAGGTGGGCGGCTTTGATAGGACCGCTCGGCACCTGAACCTGACGGCCGGCGAGCGGCTAAAGATTGGCGACCGCCGGATAGGCGATATCGAGGGCCATTTCGAGAACTGGCGCGACGACCCTGCGGTTACGAAATTTGCCCGCAAGCTCAGGGCGACGCGCGCGAAAGATCGAATAAAGTTCGCCCTGGCCAACGGCATGATCATGAACGTGCCGGCGAACAAGGCGGAGAAGGCGGGGTGAGGTACATTTAGGTATATTTAGGTAACAATCCGTCGCAATTGACGGCGGCCATGGAATTTGATTGTCTGTAGGGCAGCCGAGGATAATGGTTGCGCCAACCGGGCAACTGACATCGGCTGCGGCCTCGACCACGGCCGGATCGGGTTGGGAAAAATTCTTGGCCCGGTAGGCTTGTCTCCAAAATTTTCAGAAATGCGTGACGCGACGCGGCGCTGAAATACTGTGCCGGGAATGCTCGCGCATGTCTCGCCGGCGCGCGCGGATGTACCGCCGCCGGCAGCCTCAAACTTCAGTCGTCCGAGTGCCCGATACCCCCCGTTGTCATGCGCTATCGGGAGGCAGTTTTAATGCCCGACAACCTCCCGATCATCCATACCTCAGAGCTATCGCAAGCCACTGACGCAGCAAGGGAATTTCTCCAATCTTCGCGCGCAGACAACACGTTGCGCGCCTATCGCGCGGCCTGGGCGGACTTCGAATCATTTTGCCGACGCTCTGGCCTTCAGTCCCTGCCCGCCGAGCCGCAAACAGTGGCGTTTTACCTCGCTTCCTTGCCAGGTCGCGGCCTCAAGGCCTCGACCATCAAGTTGCGCCGCTCGGCGATCATGTACGCCCACCGGCCGACGGGGCAGAACCCGGTCGACCATCCCGGCGTCGCCCAAGTCCTTGATGGTATCCGGCGGACGCTGGCTACGGCGCCGACCAAAAAGACCGCGCTCACCGTCCAGGTGCTCGAGCGAGTGCTGCGTAAGATCCCGGATGACCTCGCCGGCGTCCGCGATCGCGCCCTGCTCCTCGTGGGATTTGCGGCCGCGCTTCGGCGCTCCGAGCTCGCCGCCCTCGATGTCACCGACATCCAACGCCACCCGAAGGGGTTGGTGGTAAAAATCCGCCGGTCGAAAACCGATCAGCACGGCGAGGGTATGGTGAAGGTCATCCCGCGGGGCAAGCGCCTCCACGTCATCGAGGCGCTCGACGCCTGGATTGCTGCCGGCAAGATCACGCACGGGCCCTTGTTTCGGTTAGCGCGCGGGATCACGGTCGGATCGAGCAGGATCACCGACGGCCAGATCGCCCGCGTGATCAAGTGCCGTCTGCGCAGGGCGGGGTTCGACGCCCGCACCTATTCGGGCCATTCGCTGCGGTCCGGATTCATCACATCGGCAGCGGAAGCGGGCGCATCGCTCCAATCCATCGCTGATGTGGCCGGCCATGAGAAGTTGGACACCACGCGCGGATATGTGCAGGTGGCGGACGCTTTCCAGGATCATGCGGGGCGGAAGTTCCTCTAGAAAGCTTCTGTGATATAAAGCGGTCGGCAGCGCAAGCACCTGCAGGTTCGATTCCTGCCACCGGTTTGACCGAGGGATTGGTATCCTTGCGCTGCTACCATTGTGAGGCAGCATGCTTGAGCAGATCGGCACCGTCATCGGCGTTTTTGCCGCCATTACCGTCTTTTGGTTTATCTTTGTTCGGCCGCTTCCGTGCCCTCACTGCGGGCGACGCCCCTGAGCATCTTGTGAGCGGCCCCGTCGCACTCGGGGCCTCGTCTCAGAGGGTCGTATGGTAGGGGCAACCCCTTCAATTTGCATCACCTCCTCTCGCTGATCTTTGACGGGTGCGCGCAAATATGATTTTCCTTGCTTACTTGGGCGGCTGGTGCATTGGGCGCCGCACGCCTTCACAATACGCAAGGAGGGGCAACATGCCTCGCGGAATTCCTAATAAGACGAAAACCAAGCTGAAGGCGAAGACAGGCCTGCGCAGCGCGACTGCGGCGAAGCCGGCCCGCGCCAAGACGATGAAGAAGACGATGACCCGCCGGAAGGCGAAGTAACCGATCGCGCGAGAGCGCGACGAGCGCGGTCCGGCTATATCCCCACACCCCCCACCCTGTCGGCCGCGCTCCCTATTTGACCAAAACCCCCAAGACGAAATCAAAGCCAAAGCGAAAGCCGTGGCGCCCGACGATTTTCACGTCCGCGCTGGCTGATCGCATTTGCGAGCGCATTGCCGATGGCGAAAGCCTCCGGGCGATCTGCCGCGATGCGAAGATGCCGGGACGGACCGCGGTGCTCGGTTGGCTGCGCTCGAACCAGGACTTTGCGAGCCAGTACGCGCGCGCGAGAGAGGATCAGGCGGACCACTACGCCGAACAGGTGGTGGATATCGCCGACGCCGCCACCATCAAGGGTGAGAAGGTTGCCCGCCTCCGGGTCGATGCCCGCAAGTGGGCGGCCGGCAAGCTCGCCCCCAAGAAATACGGCGACCGCGTCACCGCCGAGGTCTCCGGCCCCGACGGTGGCCCGATCGAGACCAAGGAACTCTCCGAGCTCGATGCCGTGCGCCGGATCAATTTCCTGCTGCGCAAGGCCGCCAGCGCGGCCCCCAGCGCCCCTCCGAAGGAGAAGCCATGAGACTCCGTCCCATCCTGGCAACGGCCCTCCTGTCGCTCTGGGCGGCCCTGGCGCCGGCCCAGGCGCAGGAGCAGGTCAACGACGTCGTCTGCGGCTCGGCCGTCAACGGCTGCGTGCTGCTGGCCTCGCCTGGGCGGTTCTTCGGCGCCTATGCCGAGTGCACCTCGGCGTGCTGGTTGATGGTCTTCAACTCGACCACGATCCCCACCAACGGCGCCACGACGGCCGGCAAGGCCTCCGGCAACATGGTCGACTGCATCGACATTGCGGCCAACGGCAGCCGGTCGGTCAACTACATCTACAACCCGATCGTGTTGAATGTCGGGATCACCATCGCCATCAGCTCGACGGCGTGCGCCACGCTGACCTTGAGTGCGGTGGCGTTCATTCACGGGACGGTGCAATGAAAGCCCTCGCGCTCTCGGCTCTTGCGCTCGCGCTGCTTGGTGCGCCGGCCTGTGCGCAGGTCGTCAGCGGCGGCGGCTCGTCCTCGCTCGTCATCGGCAACCCGGTAGTAGGTGGCGCCAACGGCTGCCTTGCCTATCAGAACGCATCAGGCAATATCGCCTGCGATGCCTCTGTCACGCGCGACGCAAACGGAAAGATCAACGTCCCGTCAGGACAGGGCTATTACTTTGGCACTGTCGGGCAGGGCATCGCCGGCATGAATTCAACGGGCGCGGGCAACCTGTTTTTTCTAACCAATTCCGTAAATGCTGCGCAACTTGTCAACTCTGCCACTAACACCAATGAATGGAAGTGGCAGGGCAACGCGGTCACGCTGACAAACTTCGCCGCCGCCACGCTTCACATGGGGTCGGTTGACGCGGCGTCTCCGGTTGCTCAGACATTCGGCGTCCAGGGCGTGTCGACCGGCACAATGGACACGGCAGGGGCCAACTGGACGCATCAGGCATCGCAGAGCACGGGCTCTGGGGCAGGCGGGAGTTTCATCTTCCAGGTTTCCCCGGCGGGCGGCTCCGGAACGACGAAGAATGCATTTGCTACAGCTCTGACGATTGATTCAACTAAACTCGCCACCTTCGCGGGCAGCATCAGCGCGACGCTCGCATCTGCGACCGGCACCAACGCCGTTTGTAATACGCCTGGCACGTCGACCGCGTTGACGGTGCAGGTGTGGGCTACGGGTTGCGCGGCAAGTTCCGCGCGGTTCAAAGATGAGATTGCCGCGCTTGATCGGCAGAAGGCTCTCGAGATGGTGCTGAGGCTGCAACCGGTGTCGTATTTCTATAAGCCTGAATTCAACATGGGTGCCGACAAGCACATCGGGTTCACGGCTGAGCAGGTCGCGACAGTCGATCCTTTCCTCGTCACCTTCGAGGACGATGGTGCGACCCCGCACGCAGTCAAATACAACGAGATGGCCCCGTTGTTCGCCGCAGCAATTCAGCAGTTGAAGGCTGAAATAGATGCGATTAAGGCCGCTAGGCCCGAAGTCGGTTCGACGAAGGTAGCCCGGTAACCGTGGATTATGTTCTCCCCGTCCCGTGGGCGTCCGCGCATGTCACTGGCGTCAACTCTGTCGGCACCTCGCCGGTGCAGATCATCCCAAGCAATTCGTGGCGGCGGGCGATCAAGTTCCATAACCCCGGCACGGTGACCGTGTACTGCTACCCATCCGAAGTCGGGGGATCGCCGTCTCTTTCTGCTCTTGGCGGCTGCTTCGTGATATTTCCAGGCAGTGAGGTGACTTTCTATGGCGGAGGCTCGGGCGCGGGAGGAGCTGTGACTGGGGCATGGTTCGCGTTTGCGGCGAGCGGCGGCGGCAATCCGCTGACGGTCATGGAGATGGTGTCCTGACGTTGCGATCGCTCGCGCTTGCTAGCGCCTTGTGGGTGCTGGTTCCCGGCGTGGCCGCGGCTCAGAACGAGGTCGGCCCGACCCCTCCATGTGGAGATGTTTCCAATCGATTGGCGACGACGGCATTTGCCCAATGTGCCGGGGGGGCGATCGTTCTCTACGCCACCAGTTTCTCTGGTGTGACCGCTGGCGAGCAGATATCGGCTTGTGTAGCGGCGCTCCCGGCGAGAGGCGGGATTTGTGATGCACGGGGCGTCACGTCCGGAGCCACCATTCCCGCCATCACTCTGGCCAACAGCGGTGCCACGGTGCTCGGCCCTTGCGGGCTGATCACGGTGACCGGCACAATCCAAATCTACAACCCAAGCGGAGTCCAGGGATTTCGGTGGCTCGGCTGCGGCGGCACCGTGAACAACACAGGGACGAGTTTTACATGGGCCGGAAATGCGATCGATCCGTTGTTTAGAATTCGCGGGGTCAGAGATTCGGAGTTCTCTTACTTTGGGGTGAATTCGAGTATCAACGCCCCGCTGGCTACCGCTATCAGGCTGGAGACGGCGACCGGTACTACGTCCACCAGGCGAATTTTTCGCGACATCACCATCAACGGGACTAATTCCGCGGTCAACGGCCTGACGCTAGGGATGCAATGGTGTACCGGGGACAATTGCGGGGGCGCCGGCGGAGACGCCAACAACGATATTGACTGGGTCGAAAACGCCACAGTCATCAACTACTTCAACACCGCATTCTCCATCGAGGGGACACAAGTCAAGACAATTCAATTTGTCAATTCACAGTTTTCCAATGGTCAACGAGGCGTAGCTACAAATCAGGGTGTGATCCAGGCCGGAAGCTTTCGATGGAAGGGCGGTGGCGGCGGGAGCAACACGGTAGCTGATTTTGATCTCGGTGCTCCCACGGACACGATCGTAATCGAGGGGTGCAACACCGAGGGGTCCAATCGGCTCCTGAACATAGCAAACGCGACAAGCTCGACATTTCCAATTACCATCCTAGGGTGCAGATGGGCAGCTAACAATCTGAATGTAGACAACTTCGTGGTCAATTATCGGGATCACGGGCCGCTGAATCTGATTGGAAATAGCATCGAAGCCCCGGCGACTAGCCGGACACCTAAATTCCAAATCGATAACGGAGGAGGCGTTTCGGCAGGCAACGCGATTGGTAACAGCATCGCGTGGCAGACGAGCATAACGGTGGCGAGTCAGCCTTTTGTGTGCACTCCAACACCCTGCTGGAACACGAAGGGCAACATTCTCACCAATAGCAGCAACGTCCCTCAATTCATGCTCTACGACTACAATGCGCCTGGAACTCTGCCGACCGGCAATACAGGAACATGCTCGACCGGGGTGACGGTTGCAGGGGATGCGAGGCGGGGCACATGGACATCGACAGCCGCCTGCGCCCTGACGACGGGCACGATCATCCTGTCGGGCCTGCCTACTCAACCGACCGGCTATCTGTGCAGGATGAGCGATCAAACGACAGCTGGTGTCGTCATTGAGGAAACAGCATCAGGGACAACCTCCGTGACGTTCACGGTTCGGGCGCTTCCGACAGGAACCATTCAGGTCGCGGCCAATGACGTGCTGCAATATGAATGCTCGGGATACTGAGGCAATGATACGCATCGCCGCTATTCTGCTCTGCCTTGCCACATCAGCCATCGCCCAACCAATGCCCGCCCTGGACCCAGCCATCCAGCTCGGCGTCTGCCGCCAGGACCGCTCCCGCTTCTTCCTCGAAAGTGAGCAGGCGCGCTCGTACGTGGAGCAGTATACAGCCGAAATCGCCGACCTGAAAAAGAAGCTCGCCGAGGCGGAGGCGAAGCTTTCCCTCGCCCCACCATCAAAGGAGTAACCCAATGGCCCTCTCTGATCTGCGCGACAAGGTCCTTCTGTGGATGCACGGGCGCCGGCTCGGCATCGTCGGCGACGGGCAGAGTAGCGCCGTCCTCGTGCTCGATGGCAAGGCGGTCGGCTCGACGCGCTCCGGTCCGGCCGCAATTTCGCTGCTCGCGACCAGCGGGTCTGGCGCCGGCGCAGTGACGCTTACCGGGGCGGTTGCGGGCGACAATGTGGCAAAGGTGTACGATCAGAATGCGGCCAACTGGGCCGATGTGACCTCGTCATTCGAGGGCACCATCACCGTCGCCAACCAGATTCAGCAAACCGCGTCGACTTCTGGTCATCAGATCATCGTCTATCTGCAGCCGCAGAGCTAAACCCTGTCTCTCCTCGACGACCTGCTCGGCCAGGTCCGCACGCCCAGCCCCGAGTTCGAGGCGCTCCTGCGCAAGGTGGCGCGGGAGAACCCGGAGGCCGCACGGGAGGCGGCAGAGGCCGCGTGGTCGGCCAATCCTGGCCCGCAGTCCGACGCCTATCACAGCCTCGCGGACGAGACCTTCTACGGCGGCCAAGCCGGCGGCGGCAAAACCGATCTCATCATCGGCTTGGCCATCACCGCGCATCGCCGCTCGCTCATCCTGCGCCGCATCAACAAGGATGCGGTCAAGCTGGTCGAGCGCGCCGAGGAGATCATCGGCCATCGTAACGGCTACAACGGCCAGCTGCAGCGGTGGAAGCTCGGCAAGCGCCTGATCGAGTTCGGCGGCTGCGAGCAGGAGGGGGACAAGCAGCGCTACAAGGGCGATCCGCATGACCTGATCGCCTTCGACGAGGGCTGTGATTTCCTGGAGGCTCAGTTCAGGTTCATCATCGGCTGGAACCGGGCGGCCGACCCCGGCCAGCGCTGCCGGGTGCTGGTGACGTCCAACCCGCCGACCACGGCCGCCGGCCTGTGGGTCATCAAATACTGGGGCGCATGGCTCGACCCGAACCACCCGAATCCGGCGTTGCCGGGCGAGTTGCGCTGGTACACGACGGTCAACGGCGTCGATACCGAGGTGGACGGGGCCGGGCCCCATGTGATTGAGGGCGAGCGCGAGCCGGTGATGGCGCGTTCGCGCACCTACATACCGGCGGCACTCTCGGACAACCCCGATCTCGCGGCGACGAATTACGGCTCGGTGCTCGCGGCCCTGCCCGACGAGCTCCGCCGCGCCTACCGCGATGGTGACTGGTCCGTCGGCCAGCGCGACGACGATTTTCAGGTAATTCCCACCGCCTGGATCGAGGCCGCTATGCAGCGGTGGACCGACAAAGTGCCGCGCACCGGAATGACCGCGATGGCGGTCGACGTGGCGCCAGGCGGCGGCGACCAGCGGGTGATCTGCTGGCGATACGATGGATGGTACGCGCCGTTCGTGGCGGAACGGGTGGTCGACAAGACGGGCCGGCTCACGGCCTCTGAGGTGGTCAAGCACCGCCGCAATCATTGCCCTGTCGTGGTCGATCTCGGTGGCGGTTGGGGCGGCGACGCGCTGATCGCCATGAAGGACAACGGCATCGAGGTGGTGCCGTTCAATGGCGTGCAGGTCTCGCATGGGCGCACGCGAGACGGCAAGATCAAGTTCCGGAACAAGCGAGCCGAGGCAACTTGGAAATTCCGCGAGGCGCTGGACCCTTCCCAAGAGGGCGGCTCAATCGTGGCGCTGCCGCCCGATACCGAGCTCAAGGCGGACTTGGCCTCGTACCGTTGGGAAAACACCCTCAACGGCATCCTGATCGAGGACAAGGAGAAGATGCGGGAGCGGCTGGGCCGGTCTCCCGACAAAGGGGATGCCGCGATCATGTGCCTCTCGGAAGGCGCTCGTGCGGTGGAACGGATGGGCCGCGCCGGCCGCAATGCCATGCCGATCAAGGCGAATATCGGCGGCCGGCAATTGGCGACGGTGAGGCGGTTCGTGGCTATCGCGCTGGAATGGCTCAGGGGGCCTGCGGCGTGGCGCCGGGTGGAGGTGCTGCTTGCGCGGGATCAGGTCGACGCCGTGCGCCGGGTGAACCTCATGCTGCGGAGCGCTGGTTATGACGTCTGCTGACGACAGGCCGATGCGCTTGAGTGCTCGCGGCGTGGTGGTGGCGCAGCTTGCGACGTTCACCCCCGAGAGGCCGGTGGCAGACCTTCTGAAGGCGGCTGACGCTTTGCTTCGGGACCTGCAGGCGCATGGATACTTGGCCGATGAAGCGCGACCGCCCCTTCATCCAGGCCGGTGACCCGCACCGGCCCTATAGCGAAATCCTGGCCGAGCGCCGCATCACCGATCCCGCGGCCGTCGTCCGGGGCCAAATCGCCTTGCTCGAAGCTGAGGCCACAGCGCACGCCGACCCCGCCGAGCGCAAGCGCCTGCAATGCGAGGCGGAGGAGTTGCGTTGCCAGCTCGAGCACCGGCCGCCTCCGAGGGAGTTCTGACGATGGACATGGATGTGATTGGCGGGATCGCCCTCATCATCGGACTTTTGTTGTTTGCCCTTTGCTGTGGCAATTTCGCAACGTGCGAGCCCTTGCTTCACAGGCCCGGCTCCCGTCCCGGCGCGGGCTTCCGAAGCTGGTGGCGCAAAGAGGATCGGTGATGACCAATATCTTCAAAGGCCCCGCGATGCCGGCCATCCCGGAGCCGAAGCCGCCCCCGCCGATCCCGGACATCAATTCGCCAGCAAACCTGGCGGCGCAGCGCCTTGCCACAGCCAAGGCGAATTCGGCCGGGCGCACGTCGACACAGCTCACGTCGTCGCCTGGGGCCGGGACGCTGGCGGGCTCCGCAATGGGCGGCGCCTATACGGGGACGAAGGCGGGAGGGTGAGGTGGCGAACGTAAATGACTACGATCCAGGCGTGGACGGCCTGATCCCCAGCCGCCAGTCCATGGCCGCAAAGTCAAAGTTGAAGGTCATTCAGTCTGCGGCCGAGGAGCCGCTGCTCGCCGCGCTGCTGGCACGCCTGCCGGGCCCCGGTCAGCCGTTCCCCGCGGACAAGCGCGCGAATTGGCTCCGCATGTGGGAGATGGCGTTGGATGATCTTTATGGCGTGACGGACGAACTCTTCTATCCGCCTGCCGACGCGCCGAAACAGGATGGCTCGCCGGGCACCTTCGGTCCCGGAGTTACGATCCCGATGGCCAAGCCACAGCCCGCGCTCCCCTTCTACATCGACCCCGCCGGCTATGCCCGCCGCTCCAATGGCGCCCCCATCAATCCGCAGGATGCCGCGGGCGCCACCATCTACGACCAGCGAGGTGAGGCTGGCGACCTCCGTGCCATCATCTGGGCCGACGGCCGCACCGGCGTCGCCGGCCTGCAGCTCGATATCGCCGCGGCATGACCTGGAAATCTTGGTCTTTGCGCGATGTGCGCTGGACTGCAAGAGGAGAACCCATGGGGCACAAGCTTCTGATTGAGCCGCCGTTCGTGCTGATGAGGTACAACAACGACCAGGAGACGCGCGGCCCTGGCGGTCTCATTCCGCCTTGGGCAGAGCCGAAGTTATTCGTGCTTACCGGCAATGAGGAGCATGATTGCGTCCAGGTGCATCCTATCGCATGGGTGGTCGCAAAGACGCTTGCGCCCGAGGCCATGGCGCGTCTCTCCCAGCAACTCCGCGATGCCCGAGCCGCTGATGTTGGCGCCAAGCACCGCGCTGTGACTCCCGCGGCGGCATGATCTCGTGCCCACAATAGGAATAGCTCTAATTCTACTCGCGCTTGCACTCGTCTTGAGAAATCAAGCGGCCGAGTTTGAAGGGCCTATTCCCTATTGGTGGCGGCGAAGTCGGCAATAAGACCCGATGCGTGAGC